AGGAATACCTGCCAGAAGCACGGGCGGCAATTGCTAAGGCATTAGGAAGTTGGTGATTTATGAGCATTGAAAGAGAGTTATTGAAATCTGTTTGTGATGTATTAGCAAGCGCACGACTTGGTAATATTGAAGATATTGAAGTTTTAAACTCTATTTATATCGAACTGGCAAAGCCTGAGCCTGAGCCTGTGGCGTGGCTATGGCAGTCTGACAACTACGCTACCACGTTTAGCCAAAGGATTTTCCAATACAAGCTAGAAGCCGATCAAATGATTATTAGGCACTCAGGTAAACTTTATCCGCTTTACACATCACCACCAGCCCGCAAGTCGCTAAGTGATGATGAAATAGACAGCATAAAATTTTATCAAATTTCTAGTGATTTTGACGCCGCATTGCGCAGATTTGCAAGAGCCATCGAAAAAGCCCACGGAATAGGTGAACAATGAAAACAGTTGATGCGCTTTACCAGCAGTTTGGAACCAAGTTTGTAAATGTAGTCGAGTATGCTCGTGCTTACTGTGGCTTGAATGACGAAAAAAACATTATCAGGCTTGCGAATGAAGGCAAGCTTGGTGTTAAGGCGTTTAAAGCATACGAAGGGAACAAAGCCCCGATGTTGGTCGATATTGAACACGTTGCGGCTTTTTTGGATAGCAAATCCAAGGGTTAGACCGCCTATAGTACGCCTGGGCATGCTTGAAAGCCCAGTAAGCATGGGTGGTCGATCCAATCCAGCATGGGCGCTACACAAAACCGCCTACTGATTTGATTAGGATTTATTAGGGTTTGTTCTGTCATTTTTTACTGTATTTAGATTATAGTGGTACGCCCTGAAGCCGCCCGACCTTTTTAGGCGTACCAAAAATGGCAACAATAACCAAAAGACCAAGAGCAAACGGAACAGTAGTTTACCGCGCTGAGATAGTTATAAAGAAAAGTGGCGTAATTGTTCATCGAGATAGCAAGACATTCGACAAAGCAAAGCTGGCCCGTGACTGGGCAGCAAGGCGAGAAATCGAATTACAAGAAAGCAGCGTATATCAAAAGAATGCTTTTTTACCACTGTCTAAAGTTATCGAAGAATACATCAAGCAATTTAAGCCACAAGGCAGATCAAAAGTATTTGACCTGAACAAGCTCCAAACACGCGACATTGCAAGGCTTGATGTAAACACACTAACAGCCAGGGACTTGATAAAGCATGTCAGAGAGCGAAATAAAGAGTGCCAGCCTCAGACAGCTAACAATGACCTGATCTGGATAGGCACTGTCATTAGAACCATGTCGGGAGTCATCAGCATCAATACCAACATGGGTATCTTTGACGCTGCCCGAGAAGTGCTGAGGCGCGAAGGATTGATCGCTAAGTCATCGAGTCGTGAAAGACTGCCGACTAAAGATGAATTGTGGAAACTATCACGCCACCTGCACGGGAAACCGGCATTTTCTGTGATGTGGTTTGCTTTGTACTCAGCCAGGAGAATATCGGAAATCACGCGCATTGATTGGGATGACATAGACCACAATAAGCGCACCTGCATCATTCGGGATTTGAAAGATCCACGAAAGAAAGGCGTTACAAAGAAATGCAAAATACCGATTTCGGCTTACAAAGTGATTCTGCGCTACGGTAACAAGAAAGGCCGGATATTTCCCTATCATTCTAAAACCATCGGAAAGTATTTCACGGACGCTTGCAAGTTGCTAGGCATTAAAGACCTGCACTTCCACGACCTGCGACATGCCGCCACGACTCACCTATTTAGTAAGGGGTTGTCTATTCAGCAAGTGCAGCAGGTTACGCTGCACTCGACCTGGCAGACGCTACAGCGATACTGCAACCTAAACCCTGATGATTTGGACATATAAAAACCGGAATGATTACTTAAACTCCCTCATTTTCTTGTTGAACGCTTTCATTTCATCGGTGATTTCCTGGTTGACCTCTTTAACCAGCGACTTGGAAACGCCTTCTTGAATCATCATCAATCGCTTGTCTTTCAGTTTTCCAATTACTTTTTCAGCAACATTGCCTTCAATCATCATGTCCATGGCATTCGGATTTTGCTTTTCAAAGTCATCGATTGATTTGCCCTCTTTAATCCGGCCTTTAATTTCATTCTCAGCAATGTTTGATTTCAGCAAGTTCTCATAATACTGATCAGACTGCCCTGCTTGGCCGCGTGTGTTTCCATACAATCTACCGGCTAACGGTATTTTGTAGGCTGGAAGCTCTTCATTGCTGAATGGCGATGCCAGTACCTCGGCTGTTTTGCTTACCTCACGACCGATACCGCCAGTCAATTGACCGATTACAAAGTCAATCTGATCAGGTGTTGGTGATAATGCGCCTGGTGCATAATCAGTGCCGCCCGTAGCTGCATTTGCAAACCATGCAGCACCTTTCCCCCACGGTGTCGCTGTTGCTTTGGAACGCTTAAATCCTGGTGATGGATCAAGGTTTGAAAAATCCTCTCGATAAATCTTTTTACCGGTCCAGTCTTTATTCTCCCAAAGCGATACAACAGGATCTAGGACTGTTGGCGTAAGCATCTGAGAAAAGCTGCTTGATGATCCCATGGGGTTAAATGCGTCAGCAATCACACCCGCCAAGCTTGCCATGCGTTTACCCATGTCCTTGCCGCCATCTGCTGCAACCTCGACCGCTATGCGGCCAATATTGGGCAGGAAATTGAATCCTAATGGCATAGGGATAGTTAGATAGTCCTCGCCACTGATCGGGATAATAATGGAGCGTTCTTTAATGAACTCGGGTATTTTCTCCCAGTTATCGTCATCGCCGCCGCCCATCATCGCCATACCAACCATGGCATTGATTGCGCCCAGCATAATGCCGCCCGTCATGATCTTTTTGCCGGCAGGACCGGATAAAGTTTCATTCATGCGCGTGGTGCCTTGCAAAGCAGCGTTGAAGAACGCATACAGTGCGCCAAGCTCTCTAGTCTGGCGACCTTTCCGGTTAAAGTTTACCGTCAGGTTTTTGGCCATTACCGCCGCACGCTCTTTGGTCATGCCATTATCACGGCCTGTTTTGTACGCGGCCAATCTAACAGAATTCTCCATGGCTTCGTTGTAATCACTCAACCAATCGGTAATGGCATGAGCCGCTTTGCTGATTTTCCCGCGATCCAATGACTCAATCTCTTTCAGCAACTCTTTGCTTCTGTCCTCTGGATTCAGGAACAAGTCACGGTAGCCGGTTGTTCCGCCAACAGTTTCAAATTCGTTATACAGTCTTGCCCACGGTCCAGATTTTGGCATTCTTCCGTTGTTTTTCAGAACCTCATTCAAGATAGTCATTGTATGCGCCATCACTTCAGACTGGTGTCCAGCCATGCGCGTAGTGCTTAGATTTAATGCGCCTGTTTGTACATCACGCATCAAGTTGATAACGCCAAAGATAGGATTGTACTGAGTGTTGACCGATGCCAGCCAGCGCGTACCCTTGCCAATGAACGGAATGATGTAATGCAGGTCATCAACGTCCAGGTTTTTCATGGCTTGCGCCAGTCGTGCAGCACCAGGATTGTTCTCGTTAAAAACAATCGCGGTATCCTTGCCTGCAATTCTAAGCATCAGCACGTTTGGCCGTTGCTTGAATAGTGGATCTACTGTAGTTCTTGCAAAACCATGCTTATCCAGCACCTTGATAGTGGGTACTTTGTCGGTTTTCCAATAGTCTGGCAATGGGTTTTGCCGCGCCATCAGGTACAGCCGCTTCATGACGCTGTTTTTCTCGCCCCTAGTAAGTGCTGATTCGCGCTGCATGGCGATATGTCCAAGGATATGCGTCACCTTGGCATTGCTACCTACACGACTACGGCTTGCATCACCCTTGGTGCTAAAGCCCTGGCCGATTGGGTGGCTATTGCTATCGGGGTGCGCTTCATCCCTGTGCAGCGGTATGTAGTGCTTGTATGAACTGCGCCATGCGTCGAGTGATTCTCTTGACTGCAATCCATATCGCTCCAATTCATCCAATGTTTTGGTGGTGATGGCATCAACCTGGATAGCCAATGCTTCCATCTGTATCCGTTTGCCTGGTGACAGGTTATTGATAACCATGCTCGCTTCTGCGTCGGACATGCCAGACAACGATAGACGCTCTTGCTCGGTACCTTTGAAGGCTTGCGTACCTTGCCACTTCGCTTTCTCTTGCTGAGCGACTTCCAGCGCATCATTCAGCGACTTGGTTGCGCTGCCGTTTTTACGCGCCAGGAGTAGCTTGCCTTGCAAATCGATAACAGCGTCTTTGGTGCGTTGCTGCTCTGTGTCTATTTCATCCCTGCTTGGATTGCGCTTTGCCATTTCCGCATTGGCTTCCGGTGCGTGTCTGGCGTGCAGGAATCGTTCAAACTCTTCGATACTAATGTTGTTGTTGCGTAATCCAGCCAGCAAGGGCTTCAGTTCATCATTTAAAAAGTCTTTGGTACGCTTAGCCAATCTGCCGTGATAGCGGGTTTCGCCCTCATAAGCGTCATTCAAATCGCTGACTGTGCCGCCAATGTTTTTGATATGGTCGCGTAATCGTTTCAGGTCGATGTATTTATCCTGAAACTCGTAGATCAGTTTGTCGATAGTTTCGGGGCTTGTCAGGTCTTGCAGCTTTGCGCGTAGGCTGCCGATAACTCCTGGTGTGTTACTTGTTAGGTTTCCGCGTGAAAGCCTAATATCTGGATTGCTAGGATTAAATTCGCCTGTGTTGCTAATCGCTGATTTTATATTTGTTGAGCTTATGACCGCATACTGTGTAGATCTCCAATTTCCTCCCCACCCAGGAACGGGTGAATCGTTCATGTTTTTAATTATGACTCCATCTTTTTTTTGCTTTGCTGCCTTTTCAACCAATGAGTATGGGGATTTCGACATAGGGATTTTGTCGTAACTGTTACCTTTAGCATCAAACTCTATTGCCGATTCAATCTTCAAATAAACAGGGTAAACTGTTTTTCCAGACTTCCAGTAGTCTCCGTCTTTTGCCTTTATCGGACCATTGTTTTGTCGTGGCGCAGCGGCCAGCGCCCAACCTGATGCAGTAGAAGGGTCATCTGTAAAGAAATGTGCTTTGCTTTTTCCTGCTCCAATAGTATGTCCTGCTGATTCAATGCCTGACTTAAATTCATAAAAATCAGCATTGGTGCCATGATAAACCACCAACGGCCTACCACTCTCATCCACCACTTTAGAATCACCAAACCACCGCCAGAAGTTTTCAACGCCTTCGACGGTGGGGTGTATCGCTTGGCCGTTGCTGTTCAGCGTTGACCGCTCAACACCGTCCACGGTAATCGTGGTCTGTCCTTCGGGTAATGGGGTTTGCGTGGTAGTTGGCATATTGCCGCGCGAAAGGAGCGAGTCTAGTCCACTTCTGGCCAACCCATCGACGGTTTCAAGTTTTCGAAGTATTTTGGATTTCTCGCTTGGCGAGCTTGATGCAATGGACTTGAGGACAATAGCTCTACGCAGCGTGCTTTCGCCTGCGCGTATATTTCTTGCTGCTTCCGAAGCTGCGATACCGTCAAGCCAACTTCCTTCGCGAATTCTTCCGAAGTCTGAGGTGTAATGTCCAGTATTGAAGTCATATCGTGTACTCCTGATTGCAGGTACGTTTTTCTCTACTGTCGAGACTATGGTATCGATCAGATTAAGAATGTTTTGTTCGTAACTTTCGCCCCATTGTAGCGGTTTAACACCTTTGCTGGTATCGCCTTTTGCTTGTTCTGGTGATGACCCTAGAAAATCAGTGCTTTTAAATTTTAGCGCAAGTGACAGCATTGCGTTTGTGCGACGCAGCACAGCATCAGCAGAAAGCCCTGATGGATCGCCAATAAATTGCTGGCCAGAGTTATGAGCATAATTGCCGACCGCTGCATAAATGGCGCTGCCATATCCGCCTTGTTTTAAGTTGCTGACATCAATCCATATCTTACCGTTTTCCTCAAATACCCAAAACCTGCGGCCTGTTGGCGTATCAAATACAGTTATCTTCTTGCCAGCGCCAAAGTTGTCGTAGGCATACGTTGCCTTTGGAAAAACCTCGCCCATGATCCCGAGCAAATCCTTCTTGCCGCTGACTGGGTGGCGAAAAACATCATCATCCTTGGTAATTTCATGAAGAACATTGAGTGTCGTTGCCTCTGTAGTCGATAGCCTGGTATCCCAGCTATCATCCCGGCTATTTGTTTTAACGTAATCCCTTGCCGCCTTAACCAACTCAGCCGCGTACAGTTGCGCCTTGGTTTCGTTGCTGGTCAGCATATCCGCCACGCGGCTAAAGCCATGAGAGCGGAACCAGTCAGCCATTTTTTGCACGATTCCGCGCCAGCCTTTCAATCCCGCCAACTCGTCGGCAGTCATGTCGGCCAATACTTCTTCAGTAGCTACCGCATCAGATACCGGGCTTTGCTTTTGGTATTGGGTGGCAAGCTTGCGAACCTTGGCATTATCCCGGTAAATCTTGTTCATTTCCCGATTCAAGCCATCGCCCAGCACGCCACGCAAACCAATATGCGTAAGCTCATGCTCTGCAAGCACAAACTCAGCACGGTCTATATTGGCTAAGTTATTGGCGAAAAGGTAAATCTCGCCATTATGCATCGCGCCTTCGACGGTTTCACTCGCGCCTTGCGCAGCGACAATATCTTGCAATGCTTTGGGTGCCTGGTCGATGCTTTCCAGCACGCGCACTGTGGGCAGTCCTTTGTACTCGCCAGCCACCTTATCAACCAACTTTTGCAGATTATTGACCGGTATGCCTTGCGATATGGTGGATTTATTGCCCTTTGATAGAAATGAACCGGACCAAAGCGGGAATCCCATTTCTGCCGCGGCTGTGTCTCCTACAATGGCATCAAGCACGTTTATATCAATGCCCTTCAAAAACGCGCCGATATTCTGATATTGCGGCGACTTAACCTCTCCTGATGGATCGAAGATGATGGCCGATGCAGTATTTGATACGGATAATGCCCTGTATATAGCCTCCATCATGCCGGTGTTTTTAACTTTGGCCATTTGCTCGGGGCTGATAGCCACAAAGCCTACCGGATAGTTCTGGTTATCCAGCAAGACAATACCTGTCTCACCATTGGCAACCTGGGCAGCAATTCTTTTCGCCTTGTCTGGATTTGTAATATCCATGCCGAGCTTTTCATCAGCAACAATCACCCTATCAACCACGGGTATTTTCATCACAGGATCTAGTCTTGCGACCCTGCCAGAATCATAATCATCGCTTGATGGGTTTGGATTTTCGTAGGTGTAAAACCCTTTTGGCGTAGTGGCAAGAATGCCATTTACCTTGATGTTTGTACCGTCAAACGCTGCCTGTATTTTTTGGGTTATGTTCCTGTCTGCATTTGATAGATCAGGCTTGCCGCTTGGATGGTTATGCACCAGCCACAAATTAGCAGCGCCTTTGATCCTGAAGGCTTCCCCGGTGATTACGGCAGGGTAAACGCTTGCGCCATCAATCGTGCCTTTGAATGAGCCAACTACCGCCAGCGGCTTGTTGTCTTTGTCGGTTACGATTGCATAGAATCGCTCAACAGCACTAACACCTAAGTCAACAATTGCCGCCGCGGCATCCCTTGGCGTTTCAATTTTTTCGACACCAATCAGCTTTGTCGTTTCTGAAACAACAGCGGTGCGGGTTGAGAATCTGCCGATTGACTCGTCTTGTGTTCGTAGCTTTTTGGTGGCGACCACGTTCCGCTTGTTTGCGGGTTGCTGGTTAATCTCTCCTGTTTTCTCAGGTAAAGAATCACCGAACAAGTCTTTTTGGTATTCATTGCTATACCTCGCTTTAGGTGTCTCAACATCAACAGACTTTCCCCCAAGCAACTCTACTACAGGGCGTGAGTCAGTGAAACGCTTGAATGCTTCAATACTATCTATCGGCAAAAAGAATCGATCCTGAAACTGAATGCGCTCAACAAATCCGCCTTGGTTTTTGAAGATGGATTTATCAGCCTCAGAAAACCAGCCTTTTGGGATTACCTCTAGTCTAGGCTCATAATTGACCATTGCCTTTTTAATGGCGTACCCATTGCCCAATATAGCGGTTGCGCCTGCCTTGATCCTCGCAATGATTGCATCGGCAGATAGTTTGCTGACACCTGAATCAAGCCCCAGGTTTTTCAGTGTTTTTGCAGCGTCGTCACTATCTAAAAATCTACCCAGCAATTGCTCGCCGTCATCCGTCATCATGCGATAGATGGTCGCTGACCCAACAACTCGATCCCAAATCGGCAAAATGACACCTACCAGCATACGGCCTTTGACAGTTCTTGTTTTTGGCGCTACCTCGACATTGCTTTCCCATAACGCCTTTGCTTCAGCGTCACTAAGCTTTTTGTACAAATCCATTTTTTGATAGCGGCCCTGGTGAGTCTTGTAATCCCAGCCACGTTCGATCACTTCCGCGTCGTCGATGTAAGACGCTGACCCGTCCACAATGCCATATATTGTGCCTCTGTGGGTGGTCTTACCTTCAGAGTCAATACGAGTGCCGCGGTTACGCATCATAAACACTTGGCCTTTACGCCTTCCTTGCAGCACTTCATAAAATCCGCTGAATTCTTTTCTATCCTCAAGTTCTTGTTTCATGGCCTTAACATCAGACCATGATCTGTAATCAATATCATTGACCGCATCCACTTCGACGTAGCGGGTAATGGTCCCGGTTTTTTTGTCGGTGTACGCCACATCATCACGGGTTTTTACAATGCTTTTTGCTGTGAGTGTTTTCATGCCGTCATCATAAAACCCTCTCTGTTTGGCATACTCAATGGCTTCAATCATGCGCTGCTCAAACGCATCAAACACTTTATTCTGAATGTCTGTTTTAAGTGACAGCATTCTGTTAAGGAACTGCGGGATTGTCGGAACTTTGTTGCGGGAGAACTGGCCAGTATCCTTGTCTTTTAAGTTAAGCCCCATTTGGCCGGTGGTTTCCTCAAAATCCAAGCCAGGAATACGGCCTGCCGCTAGATCCTGAAAGAAATTATCCAAGCCAGTGCTAGCATATTCACTTTCCAGGTTATCACTCGCGCCAAACATACCCTGGGTATTGGCATCACGAGAGCCTTTGGTTAATGCGCCCAACTGATCCAGTCGTCTTGCTACTGTTGAGATAAAGCGTTTTTGCGCTTTCATGTTCAGCACTGGCAAGATGTAATGCGGTGGTTGTGCTTGATTGGTCCGGTGTGACCGGCCAAACCCTTGAACCGCTGAATCAGCACGCCAGCCAGCTTGTAAAATGTAATGGATGCGCTTGCGTCTGTTCTTTGCTGTGTTGTCGGCATGGAATGAAAACCCGGTACCGCCCGCGCCTGAGAATACCAAGATTTGTTTTTTATCATCCTGGAAGGCTTCAGCATCCTTTTCAGATGATGTTTTGCCTAATTTTTCCTCAACAACTTTTAAGTTGCCCTCTTTATCGCGTGTTTGCACAAAGCGTCGACCGCGGCCTGTAACCTCTGCGACATTGGCCGAGCCAAAGGTATTGATAATTTCGTCCAGCGGGTTGCCTGGTACGCGAATCTGCTTCAATGTCTCGATCAATTTATCACGCATAGCGACCGCTTCAGCATTGAATACCGGGTTGCCATTGGAGTCAGTAGCAGGCACCGATATGATATTGCCGTTGTCGTCAGTTCCTTCGATAAATTGCTGCACAGGAAAACCGGTCCTGATGTAATCCATCAGCATTTCACGCGGCGTAAAATCCAAGTCCTCCAGCTCGATTTCGTTGGCTACCGCATCGGCTACCATACGCTCTTGCGCTGCCTCATTGGTGTTGACCAATTGAATCAGTACCGCATTGCCGTCATTAAGCTGTTTGTTGATGCTCTCTAAAACAGAAGGCATCGACATGGTAGTGATGATTTGCCCAAAGAACCGCAACTGAGCGCCCCAAAACCGCGACATGGTTGCGCCCTTGGCATCGCCATTGCTTCCTTGGTTGGTGGCTTCCAGCGCCTCAGTGATATTGTTTAAAACAATCTGCCAAGCCCCGGCCAGTTCGTTGTAAATATCTTCTTGCAGGTCCGTTAACTCATGCTCAAGCCGTTCATAGGTAACACCGTCATACGACAGTGATCGAGCAATGTACATGCCCATGGCTTTCATATCCCGGCTAATCAACTCCATGGCAGCAATACCGCCCTGGCTCATGTTGTTGATAAATGCCGATGGATTGGCAAATGGCGTGCCTTCACCCCATAGCCCCAGGCGATTAGCGTAAGTCAGGTTGCTGATTTCGGTAGCGCCGGTAGCTGACACATACACCACTCTCGCATTAGGTAAGGCGTTTTGCAGCTCAATACCCGCTAAAGCCTGCGCCGATGGCTTTTTGTTTCCCCGCTTGCCTTTCATGGCAATAGCGTTGCCCATTGAGTGTGCTTCATCGAACGCAATCACACCGTCAAAGTCAGGACCAAGCCAATCAATAATTTGTTGCACTCGGGATTTGCCCGCCTCTTGACCAAGATCGGTGGCTTTCTTTTTCTCGCCGCCCCTTAGTGTGGTGTAAGGCACGAACAAGATCCCTTTATCGCGTTTCAATTCATCCTTGGCGCTGCCTGGTGCAAATATCAAAGCAGGATCGCCACCAACACCTTCAAAGTCTCGCTTGGCATCCTTCATCAATCCTTTATTGAAGGATACCCATATTGCTTTATCTCGGCCTTGTTGCAAGTTATCCAGGATAATGCCGGATATTTCCCGGCCCTTGCCGACCCCTGTGCCGTCCCCCACAAAAAAGCCTCGACGGAATTTTTCACCTGGCAGCATTTCAGAGTGCGCCTGTCCAGCATAGACAACTGTTTCAAGCTGGGCAATCGATAGCTTGCCATCCTCTATGACGCTTTTTGGTAGCGATGGTCGATAAGTCGGTGCTGGTGGCTCAACCGCAGCCATGGCCGACGATTGGACTAGGTTTCCTGGGTGCGGCTTTGCGCCCGGTATGCTGAGTCGTTGCGGCTGGTAGTTTGAAAATATAGAATCAGTAAAATCAGCCTGATTGTTTACCGACTCTACGGTAACTGATCCCGTGCTGCTATTTCCCGTGCTATTTCCAGCAGTATCCAATTGGCTGCTTCCGCCAGGTTTTCCGGTAGCTGCCCCAGTGTCACTTTGTCCCCGTCCTCCGTTTCCGTCAGCAGGCTCATTGCCTTTTCCGGCTTGTGATTGAGTGCCGTTATTAGCAGCTCCGGCTGAGGTATCTCCCGGTAAACGTCCAGTTGGTTGCGTTCCGCCGCTATCCTGGCTAGTGCCATTATTGCGAGTTCCGTCTGCGGGTTGAATGTTTCCTTGTTGCGTCGAAGTATTATTGCTGCCTGCCGATTGACTGGCAGCTTGTTGAGTTGGGCGTGTTCGGTCATTTTTAATACCCTCTAAAAGTTTGGGTAACTCGGCCACGGATTCGACCTGACCCGTTAAGATAGGCTGCGTGGTAGCGCCTGTTTTATCAATCACCAGGATTTGATTATCAAACGTGGTGCCGTATTTTGCGTACTCTTTTCCAGATATACCAATATTGGCGCGAACATTGTACTTTTTGCCAATGTTGGACCACCATTTTTTAAACGCGGGCTTTCCGTCAGCCATACCGTTGCCAACAATCGCCACCAGTCGGCCACCATCCGGCAACCTGGCTAATGCTTGCTCCAAATGCTTAGCCCCATTCATGGTGTCACGCTGGCCTTTTATGCGGCCTGCTGTTGACGAAAATGGGGGATTCATCACGACAACAGTAGGTATAGCATCTTTGGGTAAAATGTTATTGAGCTGTTCGGCGTTTTCGTTAAATATCCTTGCGCCAGGAAATAAAGGTCTAAGCAACTCAATCCTACGCGCAGACAATTCATTCAAGATCAGTTTTGCTCCTGCAATGTCGGCCCATACTGCCAGGTCGCCAGTGCCGGCTGATGGCTCCATCATGGTGTCTTGATCGGTAACATTCGCCACCCAGTTCGCCACAAAGGATAATGCTGGTGGCGTACTGAATTGCTGGAACTCGTCCATTTCCTCGTCACGCTTGGTTTGCGTGGGTAATGCCTGGATAAGATTATTCAACTCTTTGGCTTTGTTTGCTGCCCATCGTGCGTTTTGCTGTGACCAGTCAGCCTTTTCAGTATTCATAAGATACAGATTGACCGCGGCTTCCATAGCATCGTAAGCGTCTTTTGCTGTGTACCTGCCTTGCGCCTGTGTTCCGCCGAACGCTTTATCCGCTGCATCCGTCAATTGCTTGCTGGTGAATCCCGCCTCACTAATCAGGATTTCAGCAAGCGCATCAGCCAGCTTTATGCGCGCACTTGTCGCTTCTTTTTCGGACAGTTCAGGTTTCTGGAAAGGGGATTCCTCCTTTCCAGACTTAGGCGTTGATTTTTCAAATAGCTCTTGTGCGTATTTTTCAGCCTTATCAACTGTGTTAAAGATTCGCATACCATCCATGGTAAGACCGCTATCGTTGTCTTTTATGGATACCGAGAACTCTCTGCCGCCGTTTATTCTGGCAATGTTGATTTCAAGATTATCTTCAGCTATTGGAATGGTTTTTATAACCTTTGACGATGTGTGTTCTTCTTCAAACTTGGCGTTATCCTCCATTCTGCCAACTTGAGTAGCTGCCCATTTTGCCAGTTCAGCCGTACTAATATCCCATGGAAGCCAATTGTTTGTGCCTCGGTTTGCAGACTTGTCTTTAACCACTGGATTGCTTGCGTATCGCGCCATAATGGCCACGCCTTGCGGGTGTGACTTCCCACCAGCACTTACAGTTGAAACACCGACCTGAATATAAATAGCCGAATTTCCCTTTTGCATAGCTAAGTACACATCACCAGAACCCGCTGGACCGCCTTCATTTGCTACTACGGGTTTCTCGGCTTTGCCTTTCTTGTCGGTATAAGGACTAAAGCCATCCTTGGTCAGCAGGTCAGCGACTTGATTCAGATACTTTTTAGTGTTGTTCAAAAACTCCGTTTTGATCTTGCCGCCTTTGCCGTCGTCGCGTTCAGAGTCGTAACCGTCGATATGCTCAACACCCCAATCAGCCTTCAGCTTCAGGTTGCCCAGCGGGTCAAACTTTTGCTTTTCGACCTTGGGCGATTGGCCTATTACTGGCGCCGGAATGCTGGCAATGTAATCGTTAATTGCTTTAACTACTGCGTCAACAGTCTCCTTGTTATCGTGATACTGCTCGATGCTTTTTGCACGCCCATCAAACACCTTGAACCTTGCAACCTGCTTGCCTGTCTCGGTAGTAACCATCATCCAGCCGGATTGTTTGCCATCGGTTACGACAAATTTCCGTGCGCTTGATTCTTCATTCTGGAAAGGGGATTTCTCCTTTCCAGAATCTTCAACCCTTTGCCACCTGGTATTTTTATATTGGCTGAAGTTGCCTATGGATATATCCATTTTTCCGGCATCATCCCTAGTTTTAAAGCCGATGGAATGCTCGGTAACATAACTGACTTCACGCGCTGGCTTGCCATCGAATGACCACATTTCACCATGATGAACGCCCCATCTGTCCGCCGCTTCTAGCTCGGCATGGCTGGTCATGTCCTTTTTATCCATGCCAGGATAAGCGCGCACAGACTCATAGAATGACCGCAGGTAAGGTCTAACGCCTTCGCCTAAGTCAGCAACCATGGCCTTGGTGTAATCAGCAAATGACTTAGCACCAGCCTCGATGTAAGCACCAGCCAGCACCATGCCATCTAATGCAAGCTCTGGATCAAAGCCGCTATTCAGCGTGCCTAGCTTGGCTTTTAAACGCTCACGAGCAGCCGCTACTTTATCAGCCGTAAATATCTTGTTGTCTTTGAATCGTTCGGCATCAAGCTCTGCCTGGTCAAATTCCCCGGTAGACTTGCCCGGTACTTCCTCGGTATTGCCGCCACCCTGGAGAATTTCAACTATTTGGTCGATCAACTCAGATACCGGCGTAAATTGCCCGTACAAATCACTTGATGCTTTTTCCAGCATCGGGATATAGCTAATGATGGTTTTTTTATTGCGCAACTCGTCAGCAACCGTTTCCAGTGTGCGAATGGCGTTACCTTCTTTTGTATTTCTATCAATGCGATTCTGATCGCGCACTTGCTTGGCAACCAGCGTCAATCTATCTGCCTGCTCCCTTTCCATATCACCATTGATATGCGTTCCTGGCGCATCTTTTGATACTGGTCGCTTTCCGCCAACTCCTTTGTCTGACAGCGCCTTCTCTCCGGCTATCATGCTTTTTCTTTCGCCTGGGCTGACTTCTTTCCATTTTGATCCTGATAGGCGATGCACTACGGCCCGCATCCCACCAAGGTCACTGGCTTGAGCAATGGATTGTCGTTGACCGTAATCCATTGCATCCCATTTCGCGCCGAATGCTTGATCGTTATTTGACTGAGATTCGGAATTTTCAGTCAGTTCCGCACCGTTCGTGGCTTGCGTGTTTGATGGTTGCTTGATTGAATCAATGTAATCGATAACAGCCTTAGCAATATCAGCAGCATTGGCCCTTGATCCGTCCATGCCAAGCCTTGCTTTTGTCATGACATTTACGCCATGACCAAATGCCATATCGAACGGACCCCATCCTTCCGATGTTATCCCGAATGTTGCAGCAAGTTTTACCCTGTCAGATTGTTTGGGTGCTTTTTTGCCTTCGCGCCATGCTTTATCAGCAAGGTTTTGCTGCTTGATTACCTCTTCTGCAATCGCCTGAGCAATGGATTCTTTTTTGGCAATCAGTATTTGTTCTTCTGATTGCGCTGGAATGTCAGCAATATCCACCTGGCCGGCCATATCCGCATTATCCGAAAACAATGCTGGTGGCTCTTTCCCGTCACCTTTGCGCTTGGCATCTTTAGCCGCGGCAATATCAGCAATCGCTTGCTGAGTGTCTAATGCTTGCTGTTCTGCGTCAGAGTTGACAAATAGATCAGTTTCAACTGGCTTGCCTTTTGGCTTAGGTGCGCCAGGTATGGTTTCACCTGTCACCATTTTGACGTAAGCCGCCACCTTGTCAGCCATAGGCAGGTCTTTAAAGCCTGCCGCCGCCATGACATTAGCAGCCTCGTAGAGTGCTTTTATTTTTCCGCGTGAAGTTAGGTCGTTGATAATGGCCTGCGGATTGGCTTTGAATTTATCAGCCGCCGCTTGGGCTTCTGCGCTTATTCCACCGCTGGCTTGCTTGCGTGTTTTATCGCTCTCTTCAGAGCCGCGTTCAATTTCTGGCTCCCCGTCCCGTCGTTGTTCAGCTTCAGCCTTCCCCGTCTTACCGCTTCCCTGAGTACCACTCCCTGCCTTTCCAGTGCGCTGAGCTTCTTCATCGCTTGGCGAAACTGCTCCCGCTTGGATTTCTGGCCCGAAGATGGCGTCGAGGTCTGTTTCTGTAATGCTTGTTCCTGTTGATCCATTGAATAATGCCTCTAAAAGTAAGTCTATGTCATCATCTTCCAAATCAGGCGCAAGGTTATCGGCCTCAATTATGGCTTGACGTTCAATTATGGCTTCTGGATCATCAGCCGGCGATGTTTCGTAATCACTGCCAGTGTCAACCGGTCTTTCATTGCTACCGATATTATCGATGTGATCCAGCATAGCAGATACAGAGCGTCTTTCCTTGGCTCCCATTGGCTCGCCGTTAATGGCTTTTTGCACAGCAGCGACGGTATCAACCGCATTTAAACGCGAGTCTTTTGGAATTTCTAAATACCAGTCTGCTTTTGGTATCCAGGTTGTTCGGCTTTTCTTTCCTGTTGAGTCAATTATTAGCCTGCCGCCCTCTTGCGCCCACCCTGCATTGTCGGCCATGGCTTTCAATGTATCAACATTCTCGCTCAGCCTGGTATCGTCAAACGGCTTTAAGCGTGACTGATTAGGTGTTTTAGCGGTTTTAGCGGGTTCTGTTTTTGCAACAATGCCATTACGTTCATCCCTTAATTTATCGGCTTCACGTTGCAATGACGCTTGCACAGGTCCGGTTCTGGTTGGTAACTGTGCTTCAATTTCAGAGAGTCGGCTATCAATTCTGGCTACACGCTCACGCTCGACTGGCAAAAGGCGTGATAGGTTTTCTTTGCTCTCCGGCTGGCTTGGCGCGGATTCGTCTGGTATTTCAGATAGCCTTTTCCCAACAATCTGCCTAACAAGGTCTATCGGAATAGAACCTTTGTTATTTGGAACAGATCCTTCGCCATTGCCAATAAAAACCTCATCCTCTACCCATGAATCGCGGCCATACTTTGATAGATCAATATCTTTATTAAACAGAAACCTTCTCGTTTTTTGATTTGCGCCATCGCCTATAACGTAATCAAAAACGGTTCCTGCCGGTATAAAGTCTTTGCTTAATTTATTTTCTCCGGCAATAGGTTGGTCCTGGTGAATTCCACCATCGCCAGCAGTCGCTTGTTCTCCTGTAGGAGATATTGCACCTTGTTCGACAGATCCACGTTCTCCCGCAATAATTCCCTGACTATTCCCGGTCGCTGTTCCGCCAGTTTGAGTTTCATCTAATGTTCCTCTATCGATTGGATTACCGGGTTGATCAGTTTGTGCGGGTACTGGTCCAGCATTTCCGCCAGTTCCTCCCGCATTAACTCCTGATATTCCTGGTTGATTGCTGCTTCCAGTTCCGACACTCGCTGTCTCAACAAGTGGATTTCCTGAATCTGCTCGTTGATCAACTTCTGTGCTGCTTCCGGTGGGATTATTGGCATCGATGTTCTCCAGTGGTTTTTCATATCCATCGGGATCAAACAGTGAGCCGTCCTGAGTTTCAAAAGCGTTTTCCTCTTGATTAAACCGGACCGGCGTACCATCGCTTAATGTATGAGTTGGAACAAAGCTTACTTCTTGGGCGGGCGTTTGCCCGGTTTCTTGCAGGCCATTAGGCTCTCCTGTTGGGGCTAAAGGGCTTGATGCGGGATCTTGTTGTCCAGTTCCGCTAATTTCTGGCGAAACAATGCCTTCTGCTGGTTGTACTCCGCCAGCTTGTTCAGTTTGTTGTTCTGGAAACTGGGCTTCAGTAGTCGCTTGATCATCGATAATTTGTTGCGCAAGGGTTGCATACTCGGTTTTTTCTTCGGGGGTTAAGTCTCGTTGCTCGGCTTGTATCTCGATTTCAGACAGTCGGCCAAAGATTTCATCCTGGCTGATTGGGCTTGTACCCGTAGCTGCTGCGGGTTGTGCTGCGGGCATAACTGGTGCAGCTTCGGGTGTAGCAAGGTCAATAGGTTGATCTTGCCCGGTGAATGGCTGTTGATTGACTTGTTCTGCTGATGGTTGTGGCGCTACATCTTTTGCCGGTGGTGTATTGATTGCACCACCTACGCCGCCCATAACAGCACCGCCCAGCGCACCCAGGCCAGCCGCATCAATGGCTTGCTTTCTGTTTTCGTCGCTGAATGGATCGTTACCTTTACCCCATTCTTCCGCCAGGGTTTGTCCGTACTCGGTTAATCCCTCTGCGGGAGCCGCGCCAATGCCAGCAATACCACCCCTAGCCAGTCGTGAGCCTATATCCTTCTTGCCGGCCAGACCTTTAACCAGGCTGGATTTGCCAGTCAGAATATCCAAGCCAAGTTTGTCGCCTAAAAACTCCATGCTGCCAGCGGCTACGGTTGCACCAAAGGCCCGCGCCAAATCATCGCCGGTTAACTTTCTGCCCTCTGTGTCTGCTTTGTCGACCAGGCCGCCACCAATCTCGCCGCCTTCCATGCCAAACGCATTGGCACCGATGGCCGCAGTTGCTCCCATTCCACCAATTCTTTCAGCGACATTTCTAACCGCCATTTGCTGAATCATGTCAGCAGTCAATTCGCCGCTGGCCACTTTTGCAGCCTCGATGCCTGCTAATTTGCTGGCTTCTGTAGCGACCATCTTTTCTGTTAATTGCTGAGCCGCTACTTTAGCGCCGGCTTTTGCTGCAACACTACCCAGGCCCGCAGTAGCCAGCATTTGTAAACCTTGCCCACCAGCATAGCCAATGCCGTAGCCCATCCAGTCGGCCAGTGCGCCTAAGTCGCCCTGCTTGGCTCTATCCCATGAATAGGTTAATGAGTCTGTTGGTTGGCTGTGTTCTTCAAGTGCTTTGCTTTCTGCGCGATAGTTTTCAAGGCCGTGCTTTTTAATGCCCGAGCTAATGCCGCCCTCGCCTAATAAGTTTTCGCCGGTCGCGCCTAATGCCGCCTCAACACCATAGGCCAGTTGTGGAAGTTGTCTAAAGGTATTTTTAAAGCCGCGAGTGATATTGCCATCTTCATCCGGCTTTTTAGCGTCTGTCGATAGGCCGAAATCTGGATCGGTTGACAGGTATTCGTTGTCGCCGCTTGAATCTAATCCGAAGTTTGGATCAGTTGATAAATAGTCTGACATACAGGGCAATCTCCATAGGATATGCCCCGCATTTTCTGAGGATAGGCGATTAACGCCAATTTAATTACTATCTCGCTTCCAGCCTTTGCCATCCCATACAGCCGGCGTGCCATTGATTACCCGCTTTGTACCTGGCGGTAATTGAGATTGCTTGGTTTGGATAGCAGTCTGTGCAGGCTTGATAGCGCCGCCCATCGCTTCAGTAATCGATGCGTTGGGATTTGCGGCTAAAAACTTAATAAAGTTTTGGCGGTTTTCCGACACTTTGTCGGTATTGCGCCCCATAGGATCTACTGGATACAACTCATTAGCCATACCAATCTTCTGCTGGGTTGTGAGTTGTCCAACAGTTTCCAGTTCCTTGCGCGTCTTTTCGTTTTCAAGCTGGGCTTTTTCAAGCTCTGCTTGCGCCTTGGCGGTTTTGGTATCGTTACCACCATAGAACATCGACTGCGTTTGCAACACCTTGTTGTCAATACTGACCTGGTTGCCGTTTCTGGTTAATGGCATAGCCTTGTTGTCGTCGCTGTAACCAAATAACTGCGTCTTGCCGTTGACGTTTTGCGCGGTAATGCGCTTGTAATCCTGATCACCAAAACCACCGACCATGGTTTTAATATTATCTTTCTGGTCCGTAACGTCCACCATGCCGTTTTTGTCCGGTTCGGCTGTTGTCAGATAATGCCCAAACTTAGCCATAGCAATCGGGATTTGCTTCAGCTCTTGCGCTTGCTTATATTCCTCGTCTTGCCTTTGTTGATCAGCCGCTTGGCGTTCTGAAGCCGCTTGTGCGCGTGCATCCTGACGTTGATTTAACTCGTTGCTAATGCCTTGCTGCGCAAGCGTTGCGTCAAACCTGCGATTGTCCTGGTCAATTCTCTGTTGAGCTATGTCATTGGCTACGCCTTGCTGCGCTACAGTAGCGTCTATCTGCTGCTGATGAATATCGGCATTCATATTAGCCTGTCTGCCATGCTCAGCAAGCTGGCCTTTTTGTACCGCTAATGCGCCTGCTGTATGCTCTCTCGCTGAAGCAATAGCGTTAGCGCCTTGCAGCGCAATTTGATTTAACTTTCTTTCATTGTCAGCGTCTTTTTCATCCTGCGTTTCAGCAAGCTGATAATGTCTAAATTGCAGGGGTGTAAAATTTCCTAGTTGAATTGCCATAACTTACCCCGTCCATCCAAATCTTGCGTTTTTTATAAATTTGTCTCTTTTGGTTAGCTTCGCTTCTAGCTGCTGCTGAATGTCAGCATCTTGACGCGCATTCTCTTGCTGCTGTTGTCCAAGTTTCAAAGCCTCTGCCCTGCGGTTTTCTGCCAAGCTGAGCAAGTCTGAAACGCCAGCCGCCCTCGCTTGTCCAGCGCCAATCTTGGCATCCATGATTGATTTGTTTGCATCAATCAAGCCGCCCCTGGCTTGCATGATTTGACCTTCCATAGCGCCCTTGTCAGCCAGCAATCCAGCATAAATACCCTGTCCTCTCTGCTTTGCTTGAACGTCCTGGTTGTACTGTGTTCTCCAATTACTGTAGGCTTTATTACCCGCATCGGACATAGCAGACGCAACGCCCAATGACGCTGCTCTTGATGCGCCCTTGTTGGCGTAAGGGTTCATGCCCTGGCTTTGCTGCTGCTGCTTTTGCTGCTCTCGCTGCTTTTCAAATGCAGCCATCACATTGCCTTGATACTCTTCTCGGGTTCTGGTTGCGCTTGGATCGATATTAATGCCATCCATCATGGTTGGCTTAATCTCGTCCAGGGTTGTGCCATATTCCTTGATATAGCCCTGCATGTCCTCAATGTCGCCGGTCAATGCTTCCATAATGGGCTTGGCTGCGTCACCAAACTCGGTGGCGTATTGCTGGTATCCATCATAGATGCCCTGTAACTGACTCACATATTGCTGACTGGTTGCGTCGTGTCCAGCCATAATGGCATCAAAAGCGTCCGCCGCTTTTTTATCCTGAACTCCACTTTCGACATAGTTATAGTTATACGTGCCCCTGAAGTTTCCGCCAGAGTCGGAACTCATATACTTGTTGCGGGATTTCATTTGTGGCCCGCTACCAAAGCTAAAGTAATTGCTGTAGGTACCCATTTTTATTTCCCCTGCTCTTCGCAATCTGCATCGGTTGGCGAAAGCTTGCAGCGTATTCTCTTTAGCTCGCTTGCAATCACCGCCAACTGATCAGCCATTTCATTGTTAATGGCAATCATGTTTAATCTGTAATTCAGCATTTCAAGGTACGCCAACTCTCTATCTGTAGTTGAGTATCCGAGGATAGGCGAAATAATCAAAGCTATGAAAATTATTAGCCTCATGCGATAGCCATCCAATTCAGCGTGCCAGTTGAGTCAATGACAGTTGCCGATGATAAGGTTAATGAGTAACTTATAAATGTGAACACGTTTTCTGGTGTGGTCACGTTTGCTGCTGGTTTCTGTGCGTAAATTCTGGCGTAAGACCCCGACGCAAACGCTCTTGCATCAGCATCTCCGTAACTACTAGGTGTGCTGACGCCGGGAATATAAGACCTAGCCTCAATTATTACTACGCTCTGTGTCTGAGAATAGGACGATGTGGTGTATGACATAACACTTGTTGCCGCTGGCACATTATTTACACCCGTTTCACCGGCAGAAGTTTGGCTATCTATTGTAACTGTTGTTCTTGGATCTCTTGTTCTAGCGTATGCTTGCCCACTGGTTCCTGTTTTCTTTAAATACCTTCCATAATTGATAGTCCACGCAACCCAATAAATTGTGAAACCAGCCGGAGGGCTATATGCTGGGAATGTCGCCTGGACAGTAGCCGATTCAGGGTTGTTTCCTGGTGATAGAGTAGCCATTGCTGAATTTGACGCTAACGCAACATCAGCATAACCACCTGGCAACTGCTCATAAGCTGGCGCGCCGCTTGCAAACGTACCACCTCTATCCGCCGACAAAAACTCAACATAAAAATCATAAGTACCGCTGGCTATAGTTCCAGAGGTTAAGCTGGCTGTATAGGTATTGAAGTCGGCGCCAATATTTGTGGTTGTCCATGATGTAAACGTGAACGCACCCCCGCTACCCGCTGTGCGGTATGCAATCCTTGCGTCAACTTTGCGGTAATAGAAGTTTGGGCTTGTGCCCGTGCCTCGCTTTGATGAAAATGACAGATTAACATCTATTTTCGTTGTATTTGCATCGGTCGTGCGAGTTGCTGTTACATCAGTGTCACCTGATCCTGAATAGGCGTCATTTACAACAGATAACGGATTTGAACCGCTTAATACAAGCCTTGAAACAGCCTTAAATGATACCGATCCACCTCCGGTTATGGCCACGTTCTCGGCTCTTACTTGTAGTTTTTGGCTTTGACCTGAGTAAGTGGCGTTATAAATAGGCGTATCATTTGGCGTTACGATGATATTCGGGATTGACGCATACCATTTTGACAGCGTTACAACAGAATCATTTGACACTGTTCCGCTCTCAATCGTTTGCAGCGAATTACCTTGCTGATGCGCTGAACCGGTCCACTTCCAGAAATCAATTTTACCGTTCTTGATTAGCGTGTAATCATCGGCCAGTAAGCCAGCAGGCCCGGCGATAGTGATGGACTTGTCCGACAAATCAATTGAGAAGCTACTGTCTGCGCTCCTAATAACGCCCGCTGTTACCGTGCCAAGGTCGGCAGTAAATGAATTTAAATTAACCGCAAAAATCTTTGATGCACTGATGGTTCCTACCTGACTATCACCAATCGCCAAGGGTGTGGCCGATGTGCCATCAGCACTTACTACGCCATTTAACAGATTCCAGTCGCCCAATATCCCGGCTTTTGATACTGCTCTCAGCCAGTAATAGTAGGCTGTGTTCACGCCATCCGGTATGTAGTCCACATACATCTTGACCTTGGTTGAACCTATGACGGTAGCTGTGGATCTATCATCCGTCGCAGCCCGGTAAATCTCAATGTGATCAATATTGCCAGCACCAACACTGGGGAAATCAAACGTCACAAAGTTGTATAAAACGCCACCCGTCACGACTAGATTGTCGCAAGCGTTTGGTGGTGTTGTATCTACTGCGCCCGCTGACGCTTGTTTGGTGATGACAATCGGCTGAACCGCCTTAACAGTCTGCCCGTTGTACGTGCAAGTCAGTAAAACTCGGTTGTCGCCTTTATTTACATCATAAGACGCCGCCAGTGTTGGCGTGAACGTGGCTGTTGTTGATGATCCAGACAGCAAACTATTTGATGCTGGAGCGCTCCAAGTGTAAGTATCAGGCGTGACAATCGAGCCATCCTCATAAAGCTCTGCGCTAAATGCGGTAGGTGCCGGCAATGGATTTGCGCCGGTAGTGTCATAAACTGCGTTGGTTTTTCCGCCCGTAATGAACAGTAAATAGGCTGAAGCATCCTTGGTGTACAGCGTGGGCGATGACCACTCACCCGCGGCAATGGTATCGGTTGTGCCAATGTTGCTGGCTGTTGCTCGGGTTATCCAAAGATACTTACCGGATGATGAACTGGGTATTGATGCCGACCATCCACCCAATGTTCCCGTGATTGCTCCGGTGGCAAACGTGAAGGTTAAAGAACTGGCTACTGCGCTCGGTGCGGTATTGCTTGTCGTGCGCTGGTACAGAATGGCCGTGGCTACATTTAAACCTGGATTACCGGGATCGCCATCAAGCCCTTGAATCAATGACCAGGAATAATCAGCAGGGTTTGTGCTTTCTGTTGCTGTTGGCTTATTGCTGGCAATGCCTAAATATTTTTGATTGGTCCATGCGCCCGTTGTAAATCCCGTAGAGCCAGTTGCATCATTGGCGTAAGCAAACCAAGTGTAAGTTGTTGCTCCATCTGGACCTGGATCGCCTGGAACACCATCGGTAGATAACGCTACAGGTGCTGACCATTCAGCCGCCGCTATGGAGTCTGTAGCATTGGCGCTCGATGCAGTTGCTGCTGTGACATACAGGGTATCACCACCCGTAGCCGGTATTGCTTTGGTCCAGCCATTTGCCAAGGCATTCGTTGCTGGCGTTGTAATGGCCTTTGTTGCAAAGGTATAAACTACATCGCCCGGATTACTGGTTAATGGCGTTGATGACCGTTGATAAGCGTAAATAATGGCGGTGTTTAAGCCATTCGTCCCGGCTTTACCAATTGCGTAGGCGCTGGTAGCGGTCCAAGTGATTGTTGTCGTTGCCGAGTTGTCAGTATCGCTATACACCACTGAGCAAGCATAAAGCGTCATGCCCGGTTCCGCGGTGCCTGGTACAAGCTGCCAGCCATTTGGCGTTGCAGGTAATCCGAAAGCTCCTGTGTTCCAAGTGTACTCAGAGGTTCCTACCGGAAATGAGGTAGGTGCATCAATAGACCACTGGTAAAGCTCAAGCACCGCAGTACGCCGGCCATCAGTGCCTTTGATTCGCGCCCAGGTATAGGCGCTAACTAAGTCGCTATCGGCTGGATTACCATCTGAATAGGTGCCAATGTAATCGCCCGGAGTCTCGCCGCTGCTTGCGGTAAATGTTGCACCGCCATCGTTTGAATAGCGGATATGCAAATAGTTTGATGCGCCAGAACCGTCCAAGCCTGCAAACGCTAAAGGGCTTGCGCTGGTAGCATCCCAGGTTATCAGCGTTGTAGCAGAGCTGCCATTATCAGCATAGACCGTTCTCGCCATCCAAAGCGTCTGGCCTTGCACGATGGCCGGAGGCGTTAATGACCAACCATTAAGGTTAGATGGTGCTGCAAATGTAGCATCGCTCCAGGTGTAAAGTGATGTGCCAGACGGGAATGTAGTGGGCGCGGTAGCTGCCCACTTGTAAACGTCCATCCTTGCTGTGCGTGTGCCATTGACACCATCAGCGCCCGAAGTCGATAACGGGCTTGCGGTGGTGGCGGTCCAGGTAATATTGCTGGTCGCTGTGCTATTGGTATCCGCATAGGTTGTACGAGCAATCCAAAGTGTTTTGCCTGTTTCCGGTGCTGGGGGCGTTAAGGTCCATCCGTTCGTAATAGCAGGAGCATCGAATTGACCATTTGACCAGTAGTAAAGTGATGTACCGCTGGGGAATGTAGTCGGTGCGCCGACCGATAACTTGTACATATCGAGGATAGCGGTACGCGTGCCATTGACCCCGCTTGAACCATCAGCGCCATTTGCGCCAACTTTGGTAATGGCTATTGGCTCGGTGGCTCTTATTGAGTAACCGCCATAACTTACCACCAGCACTACAGCATTATTGCCTTTAGCCTGGTTAAATGTGCCGGCAACGGTCGGTGTAAATGTTGAGCCACTACCGGTGCCGGATAACATGCTATTGGCTGGATCAGACACAGCCCAGCTATACGTTGTTGGTGTAACTTCAATGCCATCTTCATAGAGCGTGGCACTAAATGCAGCCATAGCCGGCAAAGGATTAGCGCCGTTTGCATCAAAAATAATCGATGTTCTGCCGCCGATAATATCAAGCACGTAGCTTTTACCATTAACGCCATTAATGCCAGGTTCGCCAGGTGCGCCGTTCTGTCCTTGCGTGATGCCGGTTACAGCATTGGCAACAGCGGCTTCAAGTTGCGCCTGGTCTACGCCATTAGATGTGGCCGGATTGGCCTGGAGATAATCCAGATTAGTTTTAACCGCACTAAGCACGGTCCATAACGCAGGATCAACATTTCCGGGAATACTGGGAATACTGGGCAGCTCGGCCATTATGAAAACTCGCTCATGCTGGAAGCCATAAACACGCCATTGACATAGGAATCGCCACTGATACGCGCCGAAAACTTGCGCCCACGCTTGGCAGGCAACCTAAATGGCTCGTCGGATGACACCACCTTGGTAAAATTCAATGTTTCATCGATGTACAATTCAAACGTTACCGGATAACGCTCACACCATACCCGTGCTGCCGCAAACGATGCTGGGTAACTAATGTAAGGTTTTGTCATCCAGGCTTGCGTTAGATTAGTCGATCCCTCATTCCACTCGTATAGATTGTTTGCTCCTGACTCATTACGGACCAGATACAGCTTTCCAGATACCTTGTCACTAAAGGCAGCATCACACCAAACGTCAGTAAATGAGATTGTGCTGCGCTTTGGATCAAGGATAAAGCCGCCCTTGGCCGGGAATCGCTCGTCGGTGGATGCTACCAGCGTGCCAGTAGATCCAGAGTCATAAAAGGCAAAGTATTTATCACGGTAAAAGTACGCATGAATCGAAGCTGGGTTAAGCATCTGATACACACGCTCGGAGATAATGCCCTTTGAAATCATGGCAGCGGTGCCATTGGTCAAGAACACAATGCCATCCCGAGAGGCGTACATAGCGCCAGATCCCATATCAACCATGGACCGGCCAGAGATATTGGATTGAATCGCGCCCAGCTTGTTGAAGCTCATGTAAGCAGGCGAATTGCCAATGGCCACAACAGGATGGCCCTCGGTCGAGATAAACAGCATATTACCGATAGCAGCCAAGCCGACAATGGGGAAATCCATCGGCTTCATGTAGTCCACTGGCCATGCGTGAGACTGGTACGGCTCTGATAAGTACAGGTTGTTGCCGACATATCCCGCCAACATGCCATTGGCCATGGCTACCAATCCGCGCAAATCATCGGGAGGCGGATCGTAAAGCGTAGTTTCAATAGGCGTACCAAAGGCGTTGCTAGTGATGCTTACCGATGTTTGTGGCAATGTCACTTCAGTTAGGTAGTTGAATGTTCCGCCAGTTCCGGCCACATAAATGCGAGCCTTAGTGATATTGTAAGCGCCCGTTGGTGCCGACAAGCTGCCTCCATTAATCTTGGTCAGGACAACATACTCGTCATCATTGGTGTAAACAATGTTTGAAGGTGCTGATGGCGGACCCTCGCGGCCTTCCTCTGTGACATAGGTATAAACGTAGGTCCGTGCAACGCGATTGCCTGTAGCATCGCTCACTGTGCCAGCAATCTGCCAACTTGCGCGAACGCTATTAGCCGGTGATGCCTTGGTTGCTTTTGTGGCAACTAATGTGTGATTGTCGTCCGGCGCGGGTATGCCAAGATAATAGGACACTTCAGGGTAATTTGTGCCGCCACCCGATACGGCCAGGTTTTTATCTGTGTATCGCGGCTTATCGGTGCCAGTGAAAGCGACTTCCCAGTCGGCATTGCTTTCCTTTTGCATGGGTGCAACATCAACATTCTCTTCACCCCAGGCCAGCCAGCGTGAATTGTTGAGTAAGAACAGGTTTTTTAATATACCTGTTTTGCTATTCCATACCGGCGATACGCCGACTTGGTTCAATCCCTTCCATGTATCAAGACTGCCTTTGTCGGTGAAAACATTGGTTGCCTCAATTGAAAATTGTTCTGGCAGCAATGGCGGTGATATATCCGCGTTCATGCCAACAAACGAGGTAAAGGCTAATTTCACGACTCGACCCCTGTAAAAATCACGTAATCATTGGGTGATCCCGCAGCATTGGCCGCGACGGTCCTTTTAATCCACAAGTGATAAAACTCCCCTGGTGCCAACAAGCCCAGCGACAATGGAGCGTATGAGAATAACGGCTTTGTAAACACCAGCGCCCCGGTAGGTGCTGTCACTTGATCGGTGATGACCTGCTCAGTGGTTGAGTTCTTGCCGGTCAATCCTTTGGCAATAAAGACATTTGCAGCAGATACCACGCTCGACATGTAAATACCGGCATTGGCTATGGATGAAGCCCCGGTATTCTTGATGCAGACACACGCATAGTGCGTGATGCCGGCAATAGCCTCAGCCCCTAGCACATTGGGCAGTAATAGACCTTGTGTTTCAGCCAGTGCCAGCGTGCTTATCTGCCCGCCTAATACGCCTGCACCCGAACCGCCGCCCGTGTGGAATAGTACCAGCGACATTTAAACAAACCTTGGACGAGAGCGAGGCATAACGCCTTGCATGTCCTTGTATAGTGCTTTGTCTATGCCTGTTTCAAAAACAGCCTTGTGATAGGCGGCAAGCTCAGGGTTAGACCATTCTTTTTTGAGTGGCTTAACTGCCAAGCGATAAATTGCGCCTGACGCAATCACTTCCGCATAGGTTTGGAATATAAAGTTTTCAACGCCCGTTGAATTTAATCGATCGGGCTTTAATGCGGCCACCAGCTTTAGCGCATAGCCTTTGTCTGGTGCCGGGAATAGCCTGATTGTGAAGTCATTTACCTGAGCGTAAGCGACAGGTGTGCCGGTAATGCTGGATAGCGTCGAAGATCCACCAGAGCCGGAGTCATTTGAATAAAGTGCTTCGCCGTTTATGTCGAACAATGGATCGCCATTGCTATCGACTAATTGGCCGGATGCGTTTTGAATTAATGAAAATGAACCGGAGTCAGTTGCATAAAGTGGCTCACCATTGGAGTCAACCAGCGGGCTTCCGCTTGAATCAACCAATTGACCGCTAGGCAACTGCGTTACAGCACCACCTTGCAAAATCATGATGCCGCCAGGTATCCTGGCTGTATTGACAGACCGCAATGGCGTTACGCTACCCGGCAAGTAAATATGCCAAATGCGCTCGATCAATCCGCCGAGTGCTGGCGTGTAATCACTTACCATATTTTCTGTGGTCAGGATTGACGGACCTTCCGTGCGCCATACTTTTGAACGCTCACAGAACTCAGAGGCTGAGTGTCTTAGCGCATCCTTGACGGACAACCAAGGGCAACCAGGCAAATCCGGCATGGTTAAAGACTGAAAGGCTTCCCATGTGACAACACTCATTTACGCAACTCCCGGTTGTGACGCACCGTCGCCAGACGTTTTAACGCCTAATGAATCCTTGAATGCTTGGTAATACAGTGTTGCCAGGTTTGCACTACCCTGTACCTCAGTGTCCTTCATGAATGCACGATACATGACGTAATCCAGTAGCATGTTGGCATAAGTATCAACCAGCCTGATAACTTCAGTTGTTGCGCTATTCTGTAGCTGCTCAAGCGTTAAGGCGTGAGGCAAAGGCACGGAGTTGTAGATAACTTCCAGTCGCGCAGAACTCAATGCAGGCGGATACACCATAAACGACAAGGGCAAACGAGGATCGTAGATATAGTTTTCAATATCAATCGATGCTGGATCAGTTGGCCAGCTTGGTCGCTGCTCGTTCATCGTATTACGATCAACCAGGCTAATCGCTTGCTTTGCAGACAAAGTAGCCGTATTGCGAACGACCTCAATCAGCTTTGTAGCGTTACTGAATGAGTCTGTTAAATTTTGGCGCACGCCAGCAGCGCACTCAAACTCCCCAACATCGGAACTGGCGTCAGGTCGTATGTTAATAATTTCGCGGTATGCCGCATTCAACCATCTTTGAAGCTCGGTTAAAGGCCAACGAGTGCCACCCTGATCAGTCAGCAGGGTTTGTGCGTCGCTTAGCAGATCAACAACTTTGATGGTTGATGGCATAATTATTTAGCTTTTGGTCTAAATCTTTTGGGTTGTGTGTTTGCTTCCAGCGGTGCCGCGTCAAGGCTTGCTTCATCCTCGCTTTCAAGCTCTTCACTGTCCTCTTCCGTTGGCTCACTCATTAAGTCAGCCGCCGCCGCGAAATCATCATCAGATTCGGGGTAAAAGTTGCCGGTTGAAAGCAATGCTTTTGCATGATCTTCGTTATCGACTTCTGCGGTTAGATCGCCGCTTGCTTCATCTAGCTCAAATGAATACGACACATTCCCAAACTGAGCAACGACAGTGCCGTCCAGTGTAGGGATAATGGTTGTTGCTAGTTTCATAGACTTCTCCAAGAAAAAGGCGGCAGTTACGCCGCCTTAGTGGTTGAGCGGTTACGCGGCTTGATACGTCACAGTAATGCCGATTTCGCCAGAGCCAGCGCCCGTACCCGTTAAGTCGATACAAATGTCACGGTCATAGCTAACAGGCTGCACTTTTAATGCGTTGCGACTGTAAAAAACCGCCGCCCCTGCATTTTGCCCAACTGTTGCGCCCGCCACCCAAGCGCCACCACCGTCACGCGCATGAGTAGATAGCACGCTATCTGCCGCTGTCCCTGGCGATGCTGAACCATCGGCTGCTTGGTCTTTTAAATTACCAACACCGACCGAGTACGCCAAGGTGGTGCCGGAGTCCAAATCAGCCGCATCGATAACGATGCCACCAACGGGAACGTAACCCGCAGGGAGAATACCGATCACACCAAAGTCATTGGCGTTATCAATATCAATGCCAGCCAAATTAAGCGTAAATCTAACCGCTGTAAGGCAAGCATCTGCGGGGGTTGGGACCGGCTTACGACCAGTCAAATAGTCATTTGTTACTGAAAAAGGCATTTCATAATCCCCTTATAGTTTGGTGCGTGAAGTCGCGGTATCCAGCGCAAACACACCAAAGTCTTGGTTGGTGCCTTCGACGTTGTATGTTGCTTTCTTGATACCGAAAATTGAAGAGGTAGAGATAACTACCTTGTCGCCGTTGTCGCGAGACTCTTCGTACCAATCAAAACGCATGTTGGTGCCTGGTGAGCCAAACGCAATAACGCCCGCTTGAGCGCCCATAAACAGCGCACGAGCGCCCCAAACGTTGTTAGCTGCGCCCATGCTGTTGAATCTCACCACGTTACGATGGGAGTGCAACACTACGCCGCGGTACATACCCAGGCCACCCTTAAAGATTGGCGAGTTATTACCCACATTGGTAGCTGCGGCTTTTTGAATATCAAGCCATTGGCCAGTGTCGGTCGATGTGCGAATGTCATCTTCTTGGAAGGTGGACATTACACAGACATAGGTTTCTTCACCGTTGAATTTGCAAGGTTGCAAAACAGGTACACCCGTAGCACCACCGCCTTGAGAGTCGGCTTGGCTTTTTGCTCGGTCAATCAAGCCCAAGCTCATTCTGTCAGCCGCTTGGTTTTGAATGTTGCCAAACGCAGTAGCCGCACCACCGTACAAAACGTGGTTTGCATCAGGAGTGGTCAGTGCATTGTTTGCACGGCCCGCGTAGTTCAGCGGAAGAATGTAGTTTGGATTGATGCCGCGATTACCTGACAGGTAAATAAACAGCAATTCATCAAACAAGCGACCCCACCAACTAGACTGCTGGCGTTTTGCGGTTTCGCGCAGATTGTGCAAAGTACGCTTGCGCGTCATTTTGCCACCGGTATTAACGCCGGCTCTCGCCTGGTCAATATACACGGTGTCCGTGTAGAACTTTTGCGCTTCCTCTTTGCCTTCCAGAATGTCCTCACCCTCAACAGGAGCCATTTTCAGCTCTGCCAACAAGTCGTAGGAAATCATTTCACCGGCATCAGATTCCAGATCGGTAAGGATCTGGATGGGCATTTCAGAGTCTTGACCCTTGCCCATGAAGCGTTGATTGAAATAAGACTTTTGGCTGGTGTCTACCGCCAAAAGGCCAGACCAACGTTTTACGGCCTTAGCATCGTTAAGGCCGACAATTGTACGTGCCATTTTAGTACCTCATAAAGTTGTTAACTTCGGAGGCACTCTTGCGCGTCCAATCAAACGTGTTGAGTTCTTATGAACCGGAACACCTGCAAACGGACCATTCCATTTACATAGCCTAAATGGTGCGAGGTTAGTCGCTACAGATCAATTTTTGATTAACCTTTGTTTCAGCTCGTAACCCATTAACGGCCACATCTTTTGCACCGCATTACTGCGAGCAATCTTTCTGCCGATTTCTGCATCAAAGTTTTCAGGGGAGGCACAAGCTGACTCGCCGGTTACTGTGAAGCCATTACGAAGAACCAGCACGCAGAAAGTCAGTAGATCAACTGCGGTTGATGTTGCTTGCCAAGCTGGGCCACCTTGATACACATGAACAAGCGCATCACCAGCAGTGAAGTAGTGTTCTTCTTTAATATTCGCCTCAATATCAGCGGGCGTTACACGCGGAGCTGTTAAGCCTTTTTCGATGATTTCTTGTTCAATTTCACTATCACTCATGGGTTGATTCCTGCTTTGTTAGTTTTATTTCGGTTTCCTTTGGTGCGGAAAACCTGAGTCTGGCAAGCTTGCCCGATTTATGAACCAGCTCGATCTTCATTTTTTCCGCGCCAATGGTGATGACTTCACCAGGCTTTATGTCTAAAGTCAGTGTTGTATCCATTATTGTCTTAAATAGGCTTCGCGGTCCGATGGTGACATTTTGGCTAAAGCTGCTTCAAGGTCTAAGCCATCGAGCCTGTCTAATGATGCAAACTTGTTTGAAAACTCTTCCGTATCGCTGCCGCCCGGTACATGCGCCAGGGTTCTAGGCAAATCATCAATCGGAGGCTTGCGATTTTGCTTGGTGGTTTTGGTGCTTGGTACTGAGTCTTGAACACCATGCAGCGCCTTAACCATGCCATGCGCTTGATCCAAAAACCAGCGCATAGGCTTGGTTTCGTTTTCAGGTCTGCTTGCAAGGGTTTTAACAAACAAATCTAAATCAGCCTGTTTTGCTGCGTCTGTTTTGTAGTTAATACCGCCCGCTTTGGCAACGTCATTTGTGAAACTTAAAACAGTATCAGTCCACGCTTGAGCCGCTGTTTGCTCGCTCATTTCGCTGGAGATTTCCGCCTTGATGATTGCTCTGTCAAGTAGCTTTTCACGTTCGCTTAATGACTCGCGCTGATCTTCATACTGATCAAAATCAATATCACCGTTTTTGTAGGCTGTCAGCAGTTCTTGCCGTTCGGCTTTTAACGCATCGACCTGGTCCTTGAAGTCGTCAGGCAACTTGGATTCAAATGCAGGCTGTTTTGCGCTGGGCTTTTCTTCTGCGGGGCTTTCGATTGGCTCGTCACCAACCGCGGGATCTGTTTCGGTATTTTCTGTCTGAGCTTCCTGCTCAATGTCGTCGTCATCATCTTCATCAATGTCGTCAGCTTCTTCCGCTTGACGCATTGTGATCAGTTCTTCGGGAGAAGGATCGTCGTTGATTGCGTCGATTTCTTCTTGTGTGAGGGTTGAGTAGTCTTGTTCTTCGGCACTCATGCGCTTTACCTATGAGATTGTAAAGCGCCTATGGTGTGAGGTTAGTCGGTTGAAGTCTTTTAATTTGTCGCGTAATAGTCACCCGTAAGCAACTGCTTTGCTACTCGCTTTGCCCTGGCTGGGGTTTGCTTTGCCCACTGGCTATCGAGTGCTGCATCATGCGCCTTTAACCAGTCGCATTTTAATAAGTATTCCCGCATCTTTTTGAAGCCCAAAAAGCCATCAATACCCATCTGGAAAGCCATATTAATACACGCATCACGCCGAGCAGGGGTTAATAAGCTCATGCCATGCCATGCTGCGTGGAGTTGTTCGGATGTGCGGCATAGGTCATCAAACAGGATCGCCTCCGCCTGGTCCTTTGTTATTTCTAGCGGTATTTGATTTCCTTCAAAGTGCGGCCTTGCGTCTAATGAATGTCCAAACCCTATAGTGAGTTTTCCTGCCGTACAGTGATACGCTTTTAAGCGCAGCCCTTCTTCCTGCTTCACTTGCTCTATCAACTCGTCGCTAATCATTTTTAACGCCTTTTGTGGATGATTAAGGTCATCCACTCGATTGAACTGTTTTTAAAAAACTCGCTTACCCCGAGCCAGCTAAAACAGCTAAATTCAACCGAGCGGTGATTAATACTTAATTTGGCGTTTAGGCTGGTGATTGCTCAACCAACTTAACACCCAGCTTGGTTAGAATGCCGAGAATTTCCATTTGCTGATAATTTGGAACAGACGGATCGAACTCAATATCAATCGATACCAGGCCATTTGAAAAGTCACCACTAGACGAGTCTGTCACCGTAATATTGCCGTTCAATGCTGCTGCGGGATTATACAGGCCGACAATATCGCCGGAGGCACGCTTATCCGCGACATGCGCTGTAAACGCTGCTTGGATAGCATCCAGCAAGGACGCTTGCTCGATATTGCTGACTTCCTCACTAAAGCTAAGCTTCAGCGACAGCAAGGGAATGCCGGCCAACACGGTGATGAAACTGATCAGTAAAAAGTTTGCTGCATTGAATACAGATTTTGCCATGATTAAAAACTCCAAAAATTAGCACCACTTGAAAGGTATTTGCCCGGTGCAATAGGCAAAATCAATTAACCGATTTGATGTTGAACCATAAGCGAATAGACCGCGGCGAAACCCGTAAGGCAGATAAGCAAAATGAAGAATAAGATGGCCGTCGCTGCCGCTTTAGCTGCACGTTCAACTTCTCGATTATTTCTTTTTGCGCGTCGATAAACTCTAACAGACATGCTCTCTCCGTTTTGTAAACACTCAGTTTTGCGATTAAATCTTTGTTGACTTCATTTAAGTCACGCATCGGGGTTATGTTATTTGCGTAATTAAATAATGAATGTAGACAGCGCCAGCCCAGCCAATGAACAGAACACCCATGGCAACCATCAGCTTCCATCTATCCGTCCTGTCTGACGCTCTTCTGCCCACATGACGGCGCTCGTTTATGCAGCGACTCATTTCAGCGCCTCGTCTGTCATTTTGTCGATCACTCGCTTGGGGACCACTTTTAAGGCTTGGATGGTTTCCTCTGCAAAGCAGGCAAAAAAACCCGCAAGCACAATCGCCGGATGGCTTGGGATGGTCATCCAGGCTGCGACACTTACCATCATGAACGAGATCCCGGTTGCCATAAATAGAAACCGCATCCATCGCCTAAAGCACACAGAATGAGAGCTGCCGCACTGATCCTCAAAAGCTGTTCGCGTAAAGCTGGCCACAAACGCAATGATTAAAGCCCCGCAATACGGGCCAGAAATAAACGTCCCGACTAAGCCAGCGCTGATAGCCAGTATGGATTCAGTTACTGGTGATGCCATGCTGTAAATCCCTGCATTTAAGCGTCTATATCCGACATTACTTACGGTCAGGTATAGTGAATTTCATGTAGCTACTGACACCAGCACCAAGCAACAGCAGCGTTTCAATAGCTCGTGAGTCAGCACCGTTGATGATTAAGCCCAGTCCGATGATAAAAATTACCAGCCCAACAGCTCCGCGTCTTGTGCTTGCTTCGCTCCAATTGATGTTCATGGCTTACCCTGCGTTAATGGCTAATAATTCAGAATATATGGCATTAGCTATTGCTAAGGCTCCCGCTTCATTAACATGTAAAAAATTTGGCGATTCGCCGGATACCTGATAAATCGGATTTATCACATATCGGTTAGTAGGGTCGGCTAACAGATTTGATATTTTCAGAAGCGTAATACCATTACTAACACAATAGTTTTCTAACCACGTGTTGTACTGTTCCCACATTAGTAATTTCACTGGATTGGTATTGAATGTGATGTACGGTGCAACATCGAGCACAATTAAATGACAGCCAGCAGCTAATGATTTTTCAATGCGTGATATTTGCGCCGTCTTTAAATTAGCTAATGTAACTGAGGTATTAATGTCATTTACCCCACCTTGCAAAATAACGCAATCATAGTAATCAGCAGCTAAACCAGCAGCAAAAGCAGGTTCTAACACTCCGTGAATTGTTGCGCCGCTTACTCCAACTGACCTAACCACAATCTCACCCAAATTGTTGAGTAAGTTTGGAAAATCGGCATTGTCATTACTGTATGAATCACCCTGAACCAATACATAATTGACTCTGTTTGGTTGGATAGTAGTAACTGCGCCAGTAGCTTGAACTACAATATTAGCAGCACCAACACTGTTATTCGGCGCATTCCAAATAACTCTATCTCTTGGGGTATAGTCAGAGAACCTAGTTGGGTTGTCTGTTATATCCTCAAGCATTGGCGCTCGTAGTGTAATGTTACCAGCCGCAGTTAATGCCCCGTTGTTCCCTAATCCAAATCGAATTAACCGCCCGGCTGTTGTCACTGTCGGAGTGAAAATAATAACGTACCGGCCTGATGTAGCGGGCGATAGCGTCACTGTGCCCGTTGCTGTGCCAGTGTAGTTAATGATATCAGCAGGTAAAGGAGTGCCGCTGTTGACTGTTATGTTTATCGATAATGCGTATGTTCTGCCAACAACAAGATGATCGGCAGCTCTTGAAAAAAACGCTCTGCCACCAATCGGTACGTCTAGCGTTACGGTATCATCAGTAAATGTTGTCGTCGAAAATGTACGTGTTGCCCCACCACTTAAAAACGGAGCCGACCAATCACCGTTCCAAGTTGACGCGGCATTTGCTACGCCGAAAGCTGACTGTGAAAGTGATATTCTGTTAGTTAGACGGGGCAAATAATCTTTTCCATTTGTCGGGTACAGAACAGAACCACCCGAACCGCCGCCAGCCCCACCACTAGCCGAAATCGTCACCCCATCAGACCAATACAGCACCCCATCAATCCAAACCGGACCAGGATTACCAGCAGCACCGCCAGCGGTTGTAAATGCGGCCATATCAACAAACGATTTGTAGCTATGCGTTTGCGCGGCTAGTCTTAACTGTGCTGCGCTGACTGTTTTTTGTACTGTTTCGGTGCCTGTTACGATGACAGGGTCAGTTTGGGCAGCGGGCAATGCGCTTGCATCAGCCTTTAACGCAAGACTTGCTGTTGTTGCTGAAGCATCAGCTTTCAGCGCCAGACTTGCTGTGACCGCTGAAGCATCGGCCTTTAGTGCCAAACTTGCCGTAGTTGCGGCAGCATCGGCTTTTAAATCCAGTGCGGCCTGAGTTTCTGCTGTAATTCCAGTACCCGTGCCGCCAGACGCTCCGTGTGTATCAACGGCCAGCTTGAGCTGTGCTGCGCTGACAGACTTTTGCGCAGTTGATGTACCAGCAATCACTTCAGCATTAGTCATGTCTAACGCTACTTCATTGAGTAGCGCATTAATTTCAGTCGTGCTTTTATTAATAGTTCCCATGACTATTCCTGTTTAGATGTAGATGATTCGGTTGATTTGGTCTTTTCGCGCAAGGCTTCCAGCTTTTCATCGCTTTCTTTTTGCAGTTCAGCAATTCTCAGCTTGGTATCAGAGTCGATACGGGCAATTTCCAGCTTGGTATCGGCATCAGACTTGATTTGCATGGTCCTGTTGGCCATTTCCATCTGTAGCTTATTGAGCTGCACTGTCAGTTGCTCGATCTGTTCGGACGCTTGACGCTTAATGTCCATAACCGCGGCATCGTTTCCGCCCGCAAGCTTGGCTTGTGCGCTGGCTTGCAGGTCGGCTATCTTGGCGCGTTGCTCTTCAAGTGCTAATACAGCCTGTTCACGCTGCATTTGCATTGCTTCAGCTTGCTGTGCTTTCTGTTCTTGCATCGCTTGCTGTTCTTCGGGCGATGGTTTCTTGTCTGGATCAACATCGCCGGTCATTTTGCGGATAGCATCGGCAATGTCGGTATGGTTTGGCAGGTCCGAAAAGTCCATCGCCAGGGTAAACAGTCGTAATCCCACTTCAGGGGGCAGCTTTTGAACCAATTGCTGCAATGAATCGAACATGACCTGGCGCAACGATCCCGCGTAATCCGCTTCGCTTACTACAAAATCAGACTGTGACGCTGTAATGTCGTTGATGTAGCGCACCGTGCCATCCGGTTGCAGCTCAGGCTGATTGATACGCACCCATTCCAATCGGTTTTTAGCACCCGACAGCCGGATAACCTTCTCTTCTGTGTAAAACTGCTCTGCCAGGGATAGCTGTTTCTCGCCGCTTATCTGTGTAGCCAGTCGGAGATTATCAAATGGTTCTGTAGTTGATACGCCACCTTGGTTTTGTCTGGCTTCAATGGCCGCGCCCGATATGGCGTTGGTTTGCCTGCCCAGGTTTTCGTTATTAATGCCAGTGACTTTTTGAATGGTCTGCGCGTCAAGCGTCATCATGTTGATTTGGCCGGTCGCTGCGTCGGTATCGCGCCTCAGCTCCAGCTCGTAGCCTTTCTTCTTGATGATCACACCATCAGGACGGTCAGCCTCGTCGCGCACAGTCTCAATATCATCCGTCGCGCCTTGCTCCATGATGATTTGATTGGTGTTCAACATGAACAGCGCCTTGGACGCTCGCTTGTTGAGATCCATCTGAATGTCTCTAACGCGCCGAATAGCACCATAAGGCAAACGGTCACGACCTCTGCGATAGCACCATACGGGGGTTAAACTGAATCGATTATGTCTGTAGGCGCTCTCAGAGCTTGATAGCAAGTGACCTTCTGTAAAGACTGCCACATGTACCCGTAAGGCCATGCGCTCGACAACATCTTCACCTTGGACGGAATTAAGCAGGATATTGTCGCCTTTGCTGATAAATGAGCCTTTCATTGGACCAGAACGCACGATACGGACCATTTTCGGCTTGCGATACTGGCACTCAAACAGCTTAACTCGATTGCGCTTTGTGTCTGACATTAGGCCGGCTTGGCCAAACGATCCCACAATGCCGGTACCGCTGCCTCGCTCGTTGAGTCGGTCGCCTAAGTACCACTCGTCATCAGACTGCATCACGCCATACTTTTGGTCGCGTGCTGCGGCATGAATCTTTTCTTTGTGATCAGGATACATTGCAACGGCAATATCCTCGTCAACCCAACGCCAGCGGAAAACATAACGGCCATCTGACAGATCCAGCTCATAACCTGCCGAATCATGCAGCACATTGCGCCAATCTTCGTACTTTGAATACAGTACGTCCTCGGTAGGATCATCCCTTGCGCCATCGTCAACCCAGCCAACACCCACTTTCACCGCATCAGCAAACGCTCTGCTGCGTGCGTTTTGACTGCGGTTAATGTCGCTGACATACTTGAGTACCTTAGTCTTGACATCAGCCAGGTCCACATCGTCCTCGGTCCGTGGCAATACCTTCCAGTCAACCGCGGTCCTGCGTTCGGTACCGATAAGCCAGTCGATCATGGGCGCTATTTCGTTGTACACCAACGGCATTTGACCGCGCTCATTCAAGATGGCTGCGTCTGTGGGGTCCCACTGCTCGTTGTCATAAAACAAAGCATCCATCGACATTTCCATGCGATTGGTGCTTTGCAGGTCTTTTTCGTAGTAGTACCAGCTTAGTAGCTGCTTTAGCTCTTCCCGTGACTCGTCCGACTCCATGGGGTCTGCGGGATCATTTGCTGTTGATGCCTCATAATCTTGGTCAAACCAGGGGTCTTTTTGACTAGGCATATAAAACGCCCTGCTTATCGACTTTAATGTCGGTTTCACTGACGATTTCGCCATTGGCTCTTAGCGCCACCTTTCCAAAGCTGGTCTTGTACTGCTCAGCTTCCGGCCCGGTGGGCATTTCGATCAGGTCTGGCAAGCCTTCAATGATGATCGATGCAATCTTTACCCAATTATTAGGAACCGGTCGCATGCCCAAAACATCTGCGGCGACGATACTTTGGGCTTTTAGGTAATCGTCATCGTCATATTTATACGCAGCCGATTCTTGCAAGATGTACCACGGAGCGTTCTGACGGTAAGCAGGCAGCAAGACCATGGCACGCTGATCGTTTACCCATGTGTACACAATGAGTAAGCCATCAATTTCTCGATACTTGTGAGCCTTGCTTATGTCTAGGTTAATTCCGGCCATGTAATCGCAACTATAATTATGAATTGCGATTAGCCTATGAGGTTAGGCGATAGATACAAAAAAGCCGGAGTTACCCGGCTTTGTTGGTTTTGGTGGTGGCATGTTCCAAATTGGAACGTACCTACCTGGCCATTCCAGATCCAGTTCGCTTTAGTCGTGCCTGTCCACTATTGCCGGCTAAATTAATCCCAGCCTCTACTGTTTGCGCCCATTGTCTGAAAGCATCGGCACCGTGCGCATTATCATCACTGACTTCTTGGTCACTCCAACAGCCTAGCGTTTTATTCCATCGCTTTCTGTAGTTCTCCAACCGCTTAATGCCTTGACTACAGCCATCCTCGTCAAACCAGGCTTGTGCCAGGTGCATGCGGGTCTGCTCGATGCCGGCCTGTAAGTTGGTAATCCTTGGTACCACTACAAAAGTATGACCAGGCAATAACGCTTCCAGCATTTCTTTGATGCTTTTATTGGTGTCCGGTGTTTCGCCAATGCGCTTATGATCGGATTCGTGCGGTATGTAGTGAGTGCCATACGTGTAACCACGCTCAACAGCCATCCTTTGCAAGTAATTAGTGTAATGAATCAAATCCTCCAGGCTGCTCTCGTAGTAATTCAGAAATCGATGCTGCATCGTGGCGTACTGATGAAACCATATCGATGTCATATCGCCGCGGCCAATATCCCAAAACGTGTTGATTGGTACAGGTACTCTCGGAATGCCGCGGATAATCCTGCCGCTGGTCCTGACTTTGGCCATCTGTTCGGAATACCAGCACCCATCAGTAGACACTTGAAACGCTTCTGCCGGGTAACTTGGGTACTCTTGCCACATCTTTGTGGGATCGCCCGAGTAATCCGCTTCCCGCGTGGCGACATACCAGGCTTTCTTTTCAGGCGATAGCGTGCGGCCTATCTTGTTTTCAACGTCTGCAAAATACTTCCGATCCGACTCTGTGAGCAAAACATGCTTTGGATCAAGCTCGTAACCCGATTCCTCCCACCATGGAAAAAAATGGAATCGATAATCGCGCTGCGTCAGATTGGTTTTTGCCTCGTCCATCTTCATGGACCGCTGAGTAATCTTGTAATACTCACCATCCTGGCCTTCAGCAGTTGATTCGATGATGATGATGCCGGTTTTGGGTACCGCTGGAATGGAGCCGGTAACAACCTCGACCGCTTTATCGGGATACTTTGCGCTGATTTTGCCAAACTCTGAGATATGCAGCCGGTGTATCGTGCCAGATCGCATTGAAGTGGCAACCCTGATCGATGCGCCGTTATGCGCAAACTCAAGCTCTGATGCGTTTGCCCTGGCCAGTGGAAACTTGGCCTTTAAAAAGTCAGGTAAATTGTTGTATGCAAACTGGACCTTGCCGCGGAAAATCTTTTCTGCCGCTTCCTTGTCTTGAGCAATGATGCCGCATTGAATGGGTGATTTGCTGAACAGCGCGGTATCTAGCCACAGGATTGCAACTAATGTGGTGAATCCAAGTTGCCTAGCTTTCAGTATGTTGTTGCGATACCAGATGCGTTTAAGTAGCTTACGCTGCGCACGGTTGGGGATGAAATCAACCACAAGCCCTTCGTCGTCGTCATCATCGCCCTTGGTAATAATCTTGTAGATGACGCCCGATGCGATGCGCCACATGGGATCGCTGAGCTTTTCTAGTATCTCGTCTTCAGTCAGGGTCATGAGTCACGCCGACTACCTTGCCTGTCACTCGCTCCAGAAACGCATCTTTGCTTGTGTCGTCGGCCTGGTCCTTGCCTTTGTTTGCCGCCAGTAGATTGAACGCTGGAATAGCGGCTTTATTACCAACGTCCGTGAGCCTTGCAATATTCAAAAGATCCTCTGCATCTGGATTATCATCATCTAGCAATTGCGCCTGTTGGTTGGCAATGCCTGCTAGACGGTGAAATGTCATCGCACCATATCTAGCCCCATGCCCGACATGATTACTGATAGAAAGCAATGTACCTGCTAAATCAAGTGCGTCAATTTGTTGCGCTTTTGTTGCGGCACGTAAATTTTGCTCAACGCTAACTATTTGATTTGCTAACTCCTTTACGACCTTATTGTGTTGCGAAAATCTGCGCGTTATCTGGCTACGATGAATTTTAAAATCCTTTGCAATGGAGTTTGCTGATTCGCCAGCATCCAGCCTTTCCTTAATCTTGCTCCATTGCTTACTTGTCAGCTTTTCACTAGCCATTTTTAGAACCCTTAGCCAGTCTGTAGATAAGATACAGCGGCGACCTTTTGTCCAGCCCGGACACCGCTTCTATTTTCCCCTCGGTTTTCAGATAAAACAGGGACCAATCAATAAGCTTTGGATTGCAATCATCCAGCTTATTGACCAGTTCTGATCGCGTGACCGAGCGTGGATCTGCATCGGTTATGATGGCGAGAACCTTTGTTGTGCAACTGCCTTCTTTGATTTCGCCCTTATGATAGTTTCGCTCAGGTCTGCGGCGACTGTATCCCCTGCCGCGACTGCCCTCTATACGCTTCATAAACAGCAAAATATCTTTCATTTTCCGTCCGACTCAAGCTCTAACAGTTTGATTGCGTCATAAATGGCTTTTGATAGCTCATGCCACGATGCCGCCGTATGTATGCCGCTTTTTAACGTTATTTCTGCCGTTACTTCATCACTCGCTCTGACGATAGCTGCACATTCAAACATATCATCTTCAATACAGACTTCAGTTACATAGCTCTTCACTTGATAATCTTCCCCTGACTGTCGTAAATAAATATGCCAACACCCGCTTCAACAAACATCTTTGCCGATACCTCCTGGCTTTCAAACCATTCGCTATTTGTGGTGGATGGGTCCATTAGTGGCGCATAAACTCGCTTGATACCTGATTGGATTATTAATCCAGCGCACGATGAGCATGGAAATCGCTCTGTAATAATGATGCTTGCGCCCTTTAATCGTGCGCCGGTCCTTGCTGCCTGGGCGATAGCATTGGCCTCTGCATGAACAACAAACAATAACTTTATTCCTCTGTTTGTTAGTCTATGCTCAGCATCCATTACGCCACGCGGGAAACCATTCCAGCCCGATGACAACAGGTTTCCATCGTCATCTATTATCAGTGCTGCAAGTTTAACGGCTGGGTCTTTTGATAACTCAGCCATTGCCCGTGCTACCGGAAGAAATTTAAGCAAATCCATTACTGCTTATCTGCTCTTGCCTGTGCAGCTTTGTCGCTATATGTCGCGCCATATCTAACACTCAGTTTTGCGATATTGTGAGCAAGCACTTCTTCACGAGTAACGCCAACACCTTGGCGCAAGCCTTCCATGTAAAATTCTAGGTCGCCCAGTTCTTCTATGACATTTTCACGATCTAGTGGCTTGTTGTAGATGGCCGCTTTCTTAACAGCATCCAGCAACTCCCCTGCCTCACCAGCAACGCCCACAGCCATGTGTAAGTTATGCGCCATTTCAGGAGAAAGTGATTCGACTATTGCAGTTCCAGGTTTAGCCAGTGCTGCCACCATATCTGCATGATTTACGTGTTTCATTATTTACCCTTCCCGTTTAGTTGATTTACTACTAACTGTGCATAACCAGCGATATCAACCCAGCTATCATCATAATTAGGATCGCCATTAAGGATTCGACCTATCTTGTGAGCTATCATTTCAAGTGCTTCCTTGTGTGATGAGGATAAATCGTTCCAGTTACCATCATTCATAGCTGATTTTATGTTTTGCGTTATTCTTGCGTGACCATCAAACGGCCCGTAGCGATTACCACGTTCTTTCAAGATTGCTTCAATACCGCTTGCCTGATTCATTGCCTTGGCATGGTCTTTAACCATAATTTCTTCTAATTCGTCTTGTGTTCTATACATGTAATCTCTCAATTGTTTTGGAAGTGACCAAAGATTAATCAGCCCGAATTGCATACTGTTCCCATGCTGCCGCCCTTGCCTCCTCGTTTGTCATACCATCGCTATAATTACGCCCGCAAACCATAATAAAAGCCTCTTCCTGCACATCATCAGGCATTGGTAGCCCATTTGCTTTGCATTGGTTGCGTAGGTACTGAATATCTACTGCACTGGGTTCCAAGTAACTCACCAGTACACCCTGCATGTAAGTTTTGAACCGTCGATGAATTGATATTCAGCAGCGCCAATGCTTTGACTGTTTGAATATAAACTTAGTAAAACGGTTCTTTTTAAATAATACTTTTCACAAAACATCAATCTTGCATGAGATAACGGCTTCGTACTTCTTTTAATCTGTTCTGCTACTGTCACAAACACCCCTCTAATATCTTATCTATACGTTTATCAACAGCCTTACAGCCCTTTACAAGCTGACCAGCCACCCAAGCCACACCCATCACCAGCATAATGAACAGTGCAGCTATAAATGCGGTTGTTGTGAATGTGTAGCCTTGTGTCATGGATCACTCGCTATAAGATTGTGGCGAGTTATTGGTTCGCCCTTGTTTAGTTTCGTAACGAGTGCTTGGCACTACTCGAACCTCTTTCATGTTTACCTTCGCATTGCCGTGGATACACACATTTTCGGTTTCGCTGACTCTGCCGCAATAGGGGCATTTGTATTGTGTTTTGGTCATGCGTTTAATCCCTCTCCATGCTCTTTGTGCCAATTCCTATGACACTGATCGCACAACCATCTAACATTCAACTCCATACTGTAATCATCATGATGACCATGTATTCTGCAATTTGATTTTCCGCACGATTGACAGTTTTGAGGCTTAATTAGCTTTCCGCTTCTTACTGCATTATTTACAGAATTTACAGCAGTTCTTTTTACTGGGTTTCTTTGCGTCCAAGCAATCTTTGCCCTGTTGTGTGACAAGTGTCCAGATTCTGTTTTGCTATAAATATTTCTAGCCTCTACCCTATGCGGAAGATTTGCGCGGCCTCTTTCATACTCCCTGTAATAGTCAGCTCTTGCTACCCTATTTGCTCTAACGTCCTTGCAAGTACATTCCTTGCACTTTTTGCAACCACGATAAAATTCACTCTCAGGTTTTTCGATTTCACATTTTCGGCAAATCATCACTAATTACTCAGAAAGGTATCGTGTCATCGAAGTCTGGATAGGTGTCTGGCGCTGTGCCGGATGCTTGTGGCGCTGCTGCTTGACCGCCCTGGTATGCGCCAGGATCGCCGCCTGTTGCGCTGCGAGTGTCCAGCATGTGCAACTGCTCACCAATAATCCCGGTGCTGTACATATCAACACCGTCTTTTTGATACTTGTTAGTTTTAATCCGCCCTTCGATATACACCTGACTGCCTTTTTTCAGATAGTCGCCGCAGACTTTGGCAATCGCACCGAAGAACGTTACCCGGTGAAACTCAACATCTTCTTGTTTCTGCCCTGACTTATCTTTCCATCTGCGATTTGTAGCAACACTCATAGTTGCTATTGGGTCGCCTGACGGCATATAACGAATTTCCGGTTCCGCACATAGCCGACCTATTAACAAGACCTTATTTAGCGACATTTCTTCTCCTTATTCCTGCGTTAATTGCAATGTATCCAGCGTGCTGCTTAACAATATTGAAGTCTTTTGCAATGACCTCATAAGCCTCGCCATTAGCTGCTCGCTGTACTATTAATTTTTTATCAATTTCAGATAGCTTTGTTATTGGAAGTCTGAAACCTTTGGCTTGCCTGTCTTTCAATACTGCGTCCTGCATGTTTTCAAGCCTTGTTCCTGCAAACAAATGACGAGGATTGCAGCAAGTCCTGTTATCGCATTCATGGCAAACATCTAGCCCTTCCGGAATTTCCCCGTTAAAAGCCGAGAATGCCAATCTATGCACATACCAACTCTTTCTAAATGCAGTCGTTCTGCAATATCCGTTTTCTCTTGGATTTCCAGGCCAGTTCCAGCACCCGGTTTTCAGATCAATAACAACCCTGGCCACCAATCTGGTTTTTATTTCCGATTTTTGGCTATCTGTAAGCACTGACACTCCCCTTGGGTTAAACTTCTTTAATGCGTATGCCGTGGAACCACAGCATCATTTTTCGCTTGTTGATGTAATCCCGAGTCTTTACCCCTTTTGAATCCTCAACAACCTCTTTGCCATCGATCTTGTAGACAAAATCAGCAATGTATTTCAGCGGCAGCTCAGCAACCTTCCCGTCAATTCTCTGTGTCGGGATCAGCACGTAAGGCACTTGCAGCCTCAAATCTGTTATTTCACCCTTGCCCAAGCGCCAGCGCAGATACAGGTACCGGTCATACTCACGCTTGCTATCAAACTTGATGCCATCAACGACCGTCTTGACGTTGTGGTATTTGTTCTTTTTCTCTGTTTCTGGATCTTTTAGCTTTACTGGCTTCATTAACGCCAACCTCTTGCCTTGCGCCGTCTGCATTTCGATTTATATTTTTCTCGCACGTTAATGTAGGGCTTCAAATCGCCGGCATCACGATAGCTTTCAATAATCATTGGTTCGCTTGTGGCTTGACTTACGCCAACGCCAGATAGCGCCAGGAGTGCCGCAAACGATAACCGCCTAACTGTTCTCATAACTTAGCCACTCGCTTAAAAACCTCGCCAACGGTCCAATTCAGCATCTTCATTTCGCCAGTCTTGTAGATCCGCAGCATGGTTTTATCGCCATGCACGCCTTTGTCACCTCGATGACATGGCACGCACAACGGTATAACGCTGAAATCGCCGGCCCTCATTGCTGCGCCCTGTTCCTCTCTGGCGTGATGCAACTCAACGCCAGCCGCATCGCCGCAGCACGCACAGGGCAGAGTTGCAACGATGTTCATGTAAGCCTGCTCGGCTTTGGTTTTGCTCATGGCTCGTAACACTCGCATATCATTTCTGGCACGAGTGCAAACTCATCTTCAAACAATTCTTCGTTATTGATAATGTCTGCCCACCTGGCATTGATAGCCAAACCTTTAAGTTTTGTTAAGTTTGCGTTAGCCTCCATCGCCAATGCTCGCTGCATTAGCTCAGGATAATTTTTATTCAACTGCCTAATTTCTGTAGGCCTGCTCATTGGGCAGAAAAAACATGCTGATTTTCCAGGCAAACACAATCCAGCGTTTTTGATTATTTCAATGCACATTTTGCGAGTGATGCCCCACTCAGCAAGTGGGTATTGATAATTGTATTTTTTATCTTCTCTCAGCTTTGATTTTGCAATTCTGTGTGTTTCAGTTGCGTCATAACCAATAAACTTTGTTAGCTTTCCTCCAGCCTTCCAAATAGCTTTAGCCTCTGGCAAATTGTTAAAATATTTATCCTGCGGCTGAATCTTGTATTTTTGGCTGCATGTTTTAAAGCCGTATGCGATGGATGGCAGCATTGACATTCTCAAGCAATTTTCTTCCAGCGTTTCACCGTTACCGGCTTTTTTTACAGTAACAATTTCAGGCAATCCATTTTCAATGCACCATTTTGAAAATGTTTTAACGTACTGGTATGTATGTGGCTTTTCTCCGCCAGTATCTGCAAACAAAATATGATCTATTTTCACGCCACGTTTGGCGCATTCAATAATCATGGCTGTTGAATCGGTTCCGCCACCGTATGCGACTATATTCACATCACCCCCTTTTGATTTGGCTCGGCTTTGGTCTTACCCACGCAAGCAATACATTGACAAAAACAACCAAGTGAAGCGCCAACCTTTAATGCACTCGCCGCAATCGCAGCTCGTTGATCTAATCCAAGGAAATATTCTCCACTCGCATATGTGCATAAATTCAATTCTAAAAATCTTCATGCCGCATCACCCATGTCACGATCAAGCCACGCCAAATAGCGTGCTGATAGCCAAACTTTGCCGCGTGGCGTGACTCTTAGCGTGTAGCGATATTTGCCGCCATGCTCAACATCGGTAGGCTTCCAGGTAAAGAATCCGCGGTTGACGTATTGCTGATACGGCTCACGGCTTTCCATGATGATTCCCTGGTCGCGCATCCATTGGTAAAACTGTCTTTCACCTAGATCGATAATGTCGACCGACTTAACAAACTCACGGACCAGGATTTCCCCAGCTTTAATGCTGGCCTCATTGCTGGCTATAATTAAGCTGTCTTTTTCAATGAGTCGCTTGTTTTGATCTTCAATGACAAGTGCCTGCTCGTAGGCCAGTTTTAGAGCTTCAGAGTATGACGTTGGAATTGCCGGTTTAATTTTGGTTTCAAGCTCCTGCCAACGATCCACCAGTCGAGCTGTGAACTCTGGTGACAACTGAGCAACCACAACATAACTATCCCGCTTGCTTAACAGGTAGACTCTGATTACCACGCCATTGGAGGATTTAGGCCCGTCCCCCACTGGGGGTTGGGATATAACGCCTCTTTCTACAAGTCTTTCAATGGATTGTTTAACTTTGTCATGCCTCGATTCAACCAACTCGGCTATCTCCAAGCTGGACATTGTTATGTTTTCAATTTTTATTAAATCACTCATACAAACCTCAAAATTTGCTCAACTTGATAATCAATGTCATCCCTTGTGTATTTGCCGCCTAATATCTTTGCCAGGGCAACGTCGATTAAACGGTTGTACAAAACCTTGAAATGTTCTTCATCCATTCTTGCAAATGACCAAGACATAGCTTTAAGCACAAGCGATCCGTCATACTTAAACGTGACTGTGTAGTACCCAGCCAAGATGGTCATGTCCTCGCGTAGCCTCTCCATGTCTCGTGTAACCGGCTGGCCCCTGTGTTCGATGGTCGGTGTCTCCCATGCGTCGAAAACCACTTTCAACAGTGCAAAAGCTTTACGATGGAACATTGGGTTTCTTGGTCTACTGAAAACGGCTTTGTATTCTCCATTTGGCGATAACCCCTCAAACAACTCAGCATTGGCCGCGTCAACCGGAGCAATGGTGTTGTAGAGTTTTCTCACCATGATTTCAGTTGCCATTACCGATACCCACCAGGCAACTGCCGCAATTTCCCATCGTAAAACTTACGTGCCGGCGTAGGTTCGCCTTGGTTAATCACTGTTTCGCCATTGATTTCGACCTTGATTGCCGCAGGTTTGCCGAATACAGCGTTAAAGTCAGTCATGAACTTTGCCAATACTGGATCGGTGCTTTGGATTTTTTCCCAGGCTGCTTTGCGTTGGTCTGCTGCCGCCTGTTTATCAGACGCTGAACGCTCCAAGCCCTTCTTGGCTAGTGCTTCGGCTCGTTGATCTAAATCAATCATCGTTACCTCTGGCAATATTTGCCCAGCGCATGGTTTTCCTGTCAAAGTGACACTGAACAATGCACATGCTTTCACCGTGACGGTTTTTTTCGATAATGATTTCTGCCGGAGCCAGTTCATCATCCTTGTCTCGATACAGCATTAGGATTTGGTCGGCTTCTTGCTCAATAATCCCTGAGTCACGTAAATCAGACATAACCGGCCTGCGATTTGCTGCATCACGATTTAACTGAGCCAAGACCATCACTGGAATGTTTAACGTTCTGGCTATGTTTTTCATGGTTGTAACAACTTCACCAACATCAAGATTTTGATTTCCAATGCTCTTAACTGACTTAATCCGAGTCAGATAATCAATCACAACAAAATCAATGCCACCGTCTATCATCCATGCCTTGCATTGCATCATCACATCGGCAGATGTAATTGCTGGCTTGTCATAAATTCGAACATTCAAAGCGGCTAGTCTGCTGGTGGTTGCTGTAAGCCTTGACCAATCAAGCTCATCAAGGTCAGCGTCACGCAGCTTGTGTCCTGCTATATCACTCTCTAATGCGGTCAATCTAAGCATTACTTGTGACGCTGACATTTCAGACGACACAAACCCAACACGCTTACCGGCCTTGGCAATGTTCAAAAGAACCGATGCGGCATAACTGGTTTTACCAACACCAGGACGAGCGCCAACAACAACCATGTCTGACGGATGCAGCCCGCCTAAAACTTTGTCTACATCAATGATTCCGGTTTTAATACCGATTCCACCCGTGTCTCTCGCATCAAAAGTAACCTCAAGTCGATCAAAGAAATCCCCCATCGCTTCATTGATGGTAAATGAATGTTTCTTTGTGGCTATTTCTGATGTTTCTAATACCGACTGCATTAATTCGCTGATAACCTCAGAAACCTCGTCACCTTCGTTCAACTTGATCATTGACGAGTGCAGCACATGGTTTAGCTGAGTTGATCGCCAGTTATCCCTGAGCTTATTGACGTAATGAGCAAGATTCTCAGTTGCCGCGAATGTTTGCGTATGGATCGCGACAAGTTCACTTAGAGCTGTTTTGCTGTTTAGCTGTTCAGATAGTGAAAAAGCATCAATCTCAATACCCTTTGCTGAAAGCTGCTTGATAGCCGCAACAGCTCCAGCCCATTTGTGAAAGTGGCGCTCATCAAGTTCAAACTTTGAAACCACATCAGGATTTCTTAATAAAATCCCAATGACCGCTTCCTCAAGGTGGATTAACTCAGCCACGGCCAATTACCTTGTAACCTTTAGGTGCAATCCTGTCACCAACCTGCTTGGCGTAGCTCAAGAACAATGGCAGGCTTGGCGGAAACTCTGAGCCGGATGCGTTCATCAACCGAATAGCACCCTCGATTTGAAGCGGGTCAATATTCGCCAACTCTCTAGCCCACTCAAACTTGGCCATTTTGATCATCCCCGCTGATGTAAAACTCTCCATCCAAAGCCGTGGGTAAATCACCGCCATTCGAGCAAAGAGCATGTCTGCCTGTTCCAGTGCCTGCTTGGTAGGCGTTGAAACCTGCAATACCTCCGAATAATTCTGCTTCGAGGTTTCCAAGTCGTTGTTGTTTGTTTGCATAGCCGTTTGTCCTTGCGGTATTATTCCCACCGTTGTGTTTAGAAATGCCCTGGTTTTGACTTGTCCGGTCGCCAGGGCTTTTTTGTGTTCGCATGTCTATCTCATCCTGCCAACGTTTGCCGTTTAGGTAAGTTGCTGGGTATGGAATGAACTTCCCGCCATCCTTTGCCCAATCAAAATCCTGAGTCTTGGCCAGAACAACAGCGTCGATAATCGTTTGCTGTAGTTGCTCGTCAGGATTTAGCTTGTTCCATGCCTTGAATGCGTCCTCCTTGCTTTTTCGTTTTGGGTAGATAGCCCAAAATTTATCGAATCCGTTTTCTGTTTCAGATGCTGGCGTTTTTGCGTTTTTGCGCAATAAGGTTTTTATAGGTTCTATTACTGGTTCTAAAGTTACTGGTTTGGGTGAATCTCTTTCACTACCCCCTAGTGAATCTCTTTCACTACCTAGTGAATCTCTTTCACTACCTAGTGAATCTCTTTCACTACCTTTTGAAAGATTTAGCCAATATTTATTGACGCAATTCATTCCGTTTTCACGCTTAATTCTGGATACAGAAACAAGCCCTAAAGCCTCTAATTTTGAAATTTGATTAATGACCGACCGCTTTTCCATTCCGCATTCCTTGGCAAGCAAATCAAGCGAAGGATGACACTCACCTGTTTCGTGATTTGTCCTATTCGCCATCATTAACAATACGATTTTCTGCATAGCGGGCAGTCTTTGTTCTGTTGCCCATGTCATGGCTTGAAAGCTCATTTTTGATTTCTTTGTTCGGTTCGGATCAACCCGATAAATTCGTCTATTAGCTCAACGGCTATTGCAATGTTTTGCTCAACTCCTGATCCGTATTCGACCTGAGTTATTAATAAATAACCGTCATCAATTACTATTTCTGTTTTATCTTGATGTTTTAATACAGCCATCGTCACTCCTCGCAATAACCTCGAAAAATAAGGATGAGCAGCAACCAGCCGAGGTACTGGCTTTCGGGTGCGCGTCCTAGCTGCTCAAATCGTTTAACCCTGTCTGTGCGGTAGCGCACATAAACCGGGTCAAGTTTTTTGAGAATCCTGACCTGTATAAGCGCCTGGTATTCTCGTAATTTGTAGCTGTGCCGATACCCCATAAAGCTCACGCTCAATGAGGTATCTCAAAAACTCAGACCGAGTGGAGAACCCAAGGTGTCTAGCAGCCAGCAAAAAATCATCATGTGTTTGTTCGCTAACCTTAGCCTTCAGCTCGCAGTCGGCGCTCATTGGTAAAACTCAGTGATTACTTGCTGAAACGGTACGCCGCCCAACTCAGCAATTTTTTTGCAATACTTAGGACTAGGTATTGCGTGGCCATTAACCCAGTCGCATACAGTTGGCTGAGATACACCAATCTCTTTTGCTAATTGCTTTTGGCTTTTGCCTTTGTAGAGTTTTTTTAAAGTCTTCATGGTTAATTATTATAGGGGTTTCTGATATGCGTGCAATAGGTATTTATGATTTTTACTTGCGCGACAATTGCCCAATGAAATATCCTGAATTTTCAAACAGACTAAAGCAGCTCATAAAAGATAAGAAAGGCGACTTGTCACAACTTGAGGTCGCTAAATGGCTTGGCGTGTCACAACCAACTATCAATAGTTGGCTTCAAGGTGAAGCTATGCCTGGAATGCCAAAATCAATCGAATGCTGCAATAAACTTGACTGTTGTGTTGAGTATTTCTTGACAGGGAAGGGACCTAAACGATTTGTTGTTGATCTTACAGACGACAAACATTTAAGAATTCTTCAGGCTTTGAAGTCTGCAAAAGCCGCCATTGAGTACGATGGGAGTGAAGAAGCCAAGAAAAACGAGGATGCGCTTTATAGGTTCGCTATTGATAGGGTTTTTGATGGGAATCTTACTGATAGCCAATTGAAGGCATTTTTATCAGTTCTTGTAAGTAAATAATTACGCACTTTTGTTCATAAGAGCTTAAAAATATGACGTTGTATAATTGCCACGGTTTAATAGTGGGTACAGAATGGATAACATACCGATAGATCAGGAAATATTTGAGGAAGTATTAAGAGAAATAAAAAGACTTAAAGAAAAAAACGACAAGCCCTCGGAGTAGGGCTTTTTTTTTGTTAAAATAATCAGAATTACCTATTGACAAAAAATCAGAAGACCCTATCATAACAACCAACTAAACAAACAACACCAAGAAACGAAATGGGCGCTGTTTATAAAATAACTTTTCCTGATGGCTTGAGCTACATAGGCTCAACAAAGCATTCAATCAAAAGAAGAATGAGTGAACACAAAGCCGACTGCGTAGCAACCTTTAACAAATCAAGACCGATACATAGCGCAATTGATAAGTTTGGAATTGATTTATCAATGTTTGAAATTTTGTTTAGTAGTGATGAAATTGAATTGCTTAGAAAAACAGAAATTGAATTTATGCGACAACACAACACATTGATTCCAAATGGACTTAATGTAATTAGTTATCGATAACCCAACAAAACGCGCTCGTTTTGTGATGTAGCCTCAACTTAACCCCGGTTAGTCCGGGGTCTTTTTGAATTCGGCAGAAATGCCAAATACTCCAGACTGCTCTAGGCATCTGGTTTTAGCTCTTTGAAGTGGTAACAAATGACCGGCCTAGCGGTATCTAGGCAACTCGCAACTGTGGAAAAGTGGCGATTAACCCTTCTGCCTTAAAACAGGAGGCTCATAAAAATGACAGCCCGGAAAGACGGGCAACTTGAGTTTTGAAGTGATTGGTGAATGCGTAGGCGATACGCAAAGAAGTGCCTAATTGACAGGGTGAAGTTGGAGGAATGGCTTGGTGTAGCTTTGCAAGCGTAAATCATCGGCAATATGGTCACTACAAAGGCTATGGGCATAATAAAGGGAGCAAAACCTTTATACATAGACGTCATGCCGGGATCGCATCCGGCCACCAATCACTTGAAAGCTCGAATAATCGACTGGCAAGGGGTCGGACTCAAACCAGCTCGGGCTTTCTTTATCAATTATAAATCGGAGGCTACTACATGACTCTCGCACAAATCGCGGCAGAACGCCGCAAAGAACTGGAAAAAACCGGCAAATTGCCGCACGACAAACGCTTTGATGATCGCGTAAAGCGTGAGTCTCACAACTGCATAATCCTATTGGCGTTGCTTACTGCTGGCGTTTATGTCCTTAGCATTGACGCTTATTACCGTTTCAATTATGCGCCCGCTCAATCTGGAGAAATCAGGGCAAAGTCGGAAATGTCCAAGGCCGAAATAAAGGAACTGAACATAGCCAAAGCACCAGCGGAGAAGCGTCATGTATTGCCACGTTAGTCGCCAATGCGACGACCACGCGCATGGTGAGCATGTAGCCGACCGTTTTCATGATGCGCTGAATAAGCGCATTGCTGAACTAACTGCGGAAGGTGCTGAGTTTGATCCTTTTGACTTAGAAAACATAAACGAGGCGTTAGGGTCTTTAACGCTTTGTCAGAGGCTTATTCAGCGCGAAGCCTACAAGTTTTATCCTGAAAAGGTAGGGATACTGCAAACCAACTGGATTAATCAATATTGGACGCTTCAAGCAGAAAACAAAGCAATCGAGGAGTTCTCAAAATGAGCGCACAACTACAAAACGCACCGCCAAGAAAATTTAGCATGGCAATACAAGGCGATGGTTACAAAAAACTAATTGCCAACACGCTGAGCGATCCAAAGCGTTCGGAACGCTTTATTGCCGCGGTATCGTCTGCGGTAGCCACAAACCCAGCGTTGCAAGAGTGTGACGCAGGAACGATATTGTCATCGGCATTACTGGGTGAGTCGCTGCAATTGGCGCACTCGCCTCAGCTTGGCCATTACTACATGGTGCCTTACGAGGACCGCAAGAATAACCGCAAGGTTGCACAGTTCCAGCTTGGTTACAAAGGTTATGTGCAACTGGCTACACGGTCAGGATTCTATAAAAAACTGAACGTATTGGCGATTAAAGCCGGTGAATTGGTCAGTTTCAATCCTCTTGAAGAAGAGATTGAAATCAATCTGATTGAGGATGAAGCCGAGCGTGAAGCCGCTGAAACCGTAGGTTATTACGCCATGTTTGAGTACATGAACGGCTTTCGCAAGGCTATGTACTGGTCCTACGCAAAAATGCTGAGTCATGCCGACAAATACAGCAAAGCATTTAACAAGGAAATGTACAAAAAGCTTATTGCCGGTGAAATACCAGAAAAAGAGCAATGGAAGTATTCGTCGTTTTGGTACAAATCGTTCGATGACATGGCCTACAAAACCATGCTGCGTAACCTGATCAGTCGTTGGGGTGTTATGTCGGTAGAAATGACTGAAGCCTACTCAAAAGACCACTCAACCATTAACGAAGATGGCACGTACAGCTACATAGATAACGCCGACAGCGCCACGGTAGTAAACGACGAGCCAGAACAAGCACCATCGCTTCCAGAATTGAGTGATGAAGATTTCAAAGCCAAGCAGCAGCCTTGGTATGACGCAATAACCAGTGGGAAAAAAACGTCCACACAAATTATCACCATGCTGAAGTCAAAGTACACGCTGACTGAAGAGCAAGAAAACACTATTAACGACTGGAGCGAGCAGTAATGGAACGCATAACACACGATTTGCAGCAAGGCACACCAGAATGGCATCAATTCCGCGCACAGCATCACGGAGCCAGTGAAGCATCGGCCATGTTGGGATTATCGCCTTATAAGGGGCGCACAGAACTGTTGCGGGAAAAGAAAACCGGCATAACGCAAGACGTTGACGCTGCAACACAGCGCATATTTGACCGTGGGCATGAGATTGAGTCACTTGCGCGGCCAATGGCAGAAGCATTGATCGTTGAAGATTTATTCCCTGTCACTATGTCATACGGAAATCTATCAGCATCTTGCGACGGTTTAACGTTTGATGAAACGATTGCTTGGGAGTGCAAAAGCTCAAACAAGGCCGATTTTGAAATTGTACAAAACGGCGGATTACCCGAAAAGCACTGGCCACAATGCCAGCAAGTGATGCTGGTTACTGGCGCTGATAGGTTGTTATTCACTATCAGCGATGGTACAGAGGAAGGTACAGCTCATACATGGGTTAATGCCGACGCAGAATTGCAGCAGCGCATTATCGACGGATGGCAGCAATTCAGTCGTGATCTTGAAACCTTCGAGCCAGAACCGGAAGTTATAAAAGCTCAAGCAACGCTGGTTGATGACTTACTGTTGCCTTCCATTGTTGTTACCGGGCAAATCGCTGTTGAATCAAATCTTGAATTGTTCGGTGAAGTTCTGCATGACTTTATTGGTCGCATCAACGTCAAGCCCCAAACCGATGAAGATTTTGTAAACATCGGCAAGGCTATCAAGTCTCTTGAAAAGGCTGAGGAATGGCTGGATAAGCAAGAGGAAGGTGTTATCTCAAAGTTTGACCAGCTCAATCAAACCATTGCACTTAAAAACACCCTGAAAGAATTGGCGCGTGAAAATCGGTTAATGCTGCAAAAGATCGACAAAGCAGAGAAGGAAAACCGTAAGGCGCAAATTGTGGCAGCGGCCCGGAATGATTTGTTTGAGCATCAACAGCGCATTCAAAGCGAGTTGCCGGTAACTTTTACTCATCAGGCTGTTAATTTTGCCGATGCAATCAAAGGCAAAAAAACAATCTCATCCATGCAGGATGCAGTCAACACCATGTTGGCCAATGCCAAGATTGAAGCTGATGCACTGGCGCGTGACCTGCGAGAAAAGCATGTCTGGTACATCGAAAACGCTGGCGAGTATTCATTCCTGTTTAGCGACTTGTCTGCACTGATTTACAAAGACAGCGACTCTTTCCAGGCTGTTTGCCGTAATCGCATCATGACACACCAAGAGCAGGAAAAAGCTAAAGCAGAAGCGGCAGAAAAAGCCCAGGCTGAACGCGAAAAGCGCATTGCGGCCGAGGCAGCAGAAAAAGCAGCCAAGGCCGAACGTGAACGCATAGCCGCGGAGCAGGCTGCAAACAAAATGGCCGAGGAGCAAGCAAAATCCGATCAAGCCTACCGTGAAAAGTTGGAGCTATTAAACCAAGAGGAGTTAGAACGTGCAGCGCAGAAAGCTAACCCGGAAAAAGCGCATATTGAAGTTGCTAAAAATACACCTATTGAACAAGTGCCCGTATTTAACCAAGAAATTCAGGACCAAAGTAAAGCTATCGAAATCATACCGGGCGTAGTGGTTGACAAAGTAATTGAAGGCTTTAAGCCAGCCCAGCAATCCCCAGGAGTAACGTACTTGCCTAACAGGGATCAGATTATCGGCGCAATTGCCGCCAAATTTTCCCTCACCAAAGATGAAGCGTTGCAAGCCATTGCAAAGGCTTTTTATGTTCATGAAGAATCTGAGGTGGCGTAATGGCAACGCATACACCAGGTCCTTGGTTTGTGCATTATTGCGACGATGAGGAAAGCATGTGCATGACCGCTATTACCAATAAAAACTTTGGACTAGGAAATACAAAGCAATTTGATGATGAGTCAGCAAAGCACACAGTTGCGATTGTTTTCCATCAGTGCTGGCCGTGTGTTGGCGCTGAAATGAATGACGAAGAAAACGCCCGACTTATCGCCGCCGCGCCAGAATTGCTTTCAGCACTGGAAGAGCTTGAAAAGTATTTTGTGGGCAAATACACAAGCTACAAAGGGACCGATACGGAATGGGATTCTGCAAAATTTAACGCCGAGAAAACCGCCTCAGCACTGATCAAAAAGCTCAAAGGAGATTAATCATGAAATTAATCAAAAACGCCATCATTTATAACGCTCAATTGCCAGTATCAGCGGCTCTTGAAGATCACTTAAAAGAGTTCGTCTTTAATGCGCCCATGTCGCAAGAGGCTTATTCGGCAGGATTTGAGCCTATGTTCACTGATCGTCTTGTCGAAACCTTTGCGGGTGGCTTTGCTTTCAAGCTGCGCTATGACGAAAAGATTATCCCAGCATCCGTGACCACTGAAATGGCCAATGCTCGCATTGCTGAAGTAGAAGAGCGTGAAGGGCGAAGATTGCCAGGAAAAGAACGCGCACGTATCCGTGATGAAGTGTTTTTTGAATTGCTGCCACGCGCCCTGGTGCAAACCAAGCGCATTACTTGCTTTTACCGTCCAGAAAATAACCTGTTGATAGTGCCGACTACCAGCAAAAAGTTGGCCGACATTGTGACTTCACGACTGATTAAAGCAGTTGGATCGATCAAAGCAACCACGATCTATATCAGCGACATTAAGTGCGGTCTGACAGCAAAGCTACGTGACTACATTGAGGATAACCAAGAGTCGTTTGCTGACTTCACTGTCGGCGGCAAGGTCAAGCTCAAGAACGAGGAAACCAAAAAGACAGCACAGTTTAAGCTGGATGAAATCACCGAAGCCAGGGACGGCATTATTGAATCAATCAAATCCGGCGCAAATGTTGTTGAGTTGGAACTATGCACCGATGATTCATGGTTCAGGATCGATGAAAAATTCACGCTAAAAGGCGTTGAGCTTATGTCCGACTCGGAAGAGGTCAATTTTGACAGTGAGCTAGATCACTTTCAGCATGAGGCATCCGTGCAAGTGCTGTTCGTTGCTGATGTGGTCAACAAGCTTTGCAAGCTGTTTGAATACAAAGAGCCAGCGCAAGACGATGCACAAGAAGCAGCATAGCCCAATACATGGCCTGCGTGATGTAGGCCAGTTCAAGCTGTACGAGAAACGCACCAATGGCAAGGTTGAGATATTTGTCAGTAATCAAGTATCTCAATGCAAATTGATTAGGGTAAAGATAACTCGTGAATGTGCAAACAAGATTGCATCGTTACCAAAGTCAAATTTTG